AGTGTTTCCACTTCCCGACACGGCGCAGTTATATCTTTAATATTTTAAGATACACTTAATATGTATGGGCACAAAAAATGCCGCTATTTGTGCGGCTTCGTACCGCAATTAGTTTGAACGCCACAAAGTAAAGCATAATTTTCGATATAGCAAAGCTTTGCGGTGTGTTTTATTAAAAAATCACGGTCTAATTAAAACCGTAACTAATGACCATAATAAAGTAGTCTGTTGCTTAATGCTACTAGTCGTTTCCTTTATTTTTTATTGCTTTGCATAGGAATTTTATTCAACATCATCGAATTCCCCATTTGCCACTGTTTTAATCATAAATTCATTATCAAAATCAAGACGGATGCTTGCTTTATTTGCATTACCTACATAGGACGTGTAAAATGAAAAAGACTTCATCCCATATGGGCGTACATCATCGTATGACACATTACCATCATCTTGTGCTATTTCCGCACCATTTCTTTTATAAGTAACTATATACTTTAAGTTTGGAATGGTGTATTTTGTATTGTTCTTTACAACGCCTCTTCCTCTTACTGATGAGCTATAATCGCTCGTATCCCAATTCCAATCAGTAATTTTAACATTATTGAGGAGGTAGGCTTGGAATTTTAATGTTAATTGCATCAACTCCGTGCTGGCTTCTTTTACTTTCTTGGCTATTTGCTGGTCTGTAAGATTATCGCCTTTTACATATCCTTTCCTTTTTGCAAATTTGTATACCAACTCATCAGATAAGTCGCAAAGCCCTTTTGAATCATAAATAATATATCCATCACTCGGTTTCTCTTCATTTTTAGGCTTTGTGTATATTGTTATTTGTGATTCGGTGCTTTTCCCGAATCCATTTGTGAACTTGTTTGTTATTGAAACATTATATTTTTTTTCTTCAAGCTCTGTCACTTCTTTCACGATAATTGTATCCGACTTGTAATAATTTTGAAGGTTCACGACTTCTGGGTACAATTCTTTCATTTTCTCTTCTTTATCATTTTTAATAGCAGAGAAGAAGTCTTGTGTTACCTCTTTGGCCTCCTTTTTGTAACCGCAAGAAACAAGTTCTAGCGTAATTACCGCTAATAATAAAATCTTTTTCATACTATATAATTTTTAGTTAAAACACTGCAAAGTTACCGCATATTTGAAATATACCCAAATGAGAGGAAATGTTTGAAAGCATATTCGGTAAGGTTTAGAAATTACCTTACCTGTCCTCACTGTGGCAAGGATATTAGCATAAAAGTTGAATAGTATATTGTTAAAAATATAGTAATATTAGCCTTTGTTCGATTTAACCAATACCTTTGCACCCAAACATAAAACCAAAAAAAATGAACAAAATACAATTTGCCATCTACTTGATGGCTTTATTGCTTTGCGCCTGCTCGGAAGACGAACCAGTGGTTACCGGTATATCCTTAGATAAATCAGAACTTACATTAAAAATAGGAGAAAGCTATCAATTCAAATTATCGCATATGCCTTTGAAGGCAAAATCGCCAAAATGTCAATGGTATTTATCTAAATATTATCCAAATTGTGAAGGTTGTGAAAGTTATGAAGTTGGAACGATAGATCAGAATGGCCTTTTTACTGCAATTAGAGATGGAGAGGCATATGTAACAGTGTTTACTTTGGAAGACTATGATCCTGTAACCTATAAGTCGTATGACGCAACATGTAAAGTTACAGTTTTGCCAATAGAAGCGACAAGCCTAACTCTAAACAAAACCGAAGAGATTATGAATATAGGAGAAACTATTTCTTTGGAGGCTAAAATAGAACCTGAAAATACTACACATAAGGATGTAAAGTGGGAATCAAATAATCCTAATATTGTTAGCGTAAGAAATGATGAAGTATTTGGAGGAAAAGCGGTAGTGACCGCATTGCAAGAAGGGGAGGCCATAATTACGGCTTCTGTTGGTTCTATTACAGCGACTTGTAAGATTACAGTTAATCCGACAAAACTTGAAGGCATATCTTTTGATCAGGCAGAAAAGACCGTGAAAGAAGGTGAGTCATTTGTTCTTACGCCTGTATTTACGCCAGAAAATGCAAGTAATAAAAAAGTCATTTGGACATCTTCTAACCAATCAATAGCAACAGTGGATCAAGAAGGAAAAGTTTCAACACATTCGTTCGGGGAATGTATTATTAAGGCTATATCCGAAGATGGAGGTTTTGAGGCTATATGTAAAGTAATAGTCTTGGAACCAACTATTGAAGAAGCAATAAAAGTCAATATATATGGATCATATACGTCTTTCAACGGGTTTGTAACAGGGGATATCACTGCTGCTTTCTACAATAATAGTAGTAAAACTGTAGAAGTTACCGATTTTACAGTGTACGACACAAGAACAAATAAGATCATATTCCAGCAAGAAAATTGTGGGCTTGCAGAGAAAGAAAAGCCTATCCGGTATAATCTGAAGTTTAGCGGAGTTTACAAACCTCTCTTCCTCTGGCACTACCACCACTCCGGCAAGTCCTACACCTGCGAATACAGGATGTAGGGGAGAAGGTGATTTGATAGGAAAATAGTATATTTGCATATCAAAATAAAATCTTCATGGAAGAGAACAAACAAGACATATTAAGGATTCATATAGAGAACTCACAGCCTGTTGAAGTCGCAGACTTTACAAAGACGATGAATGCCTTTGGAGCTTTGTTTGCGTCTTTTGCCCAGAAAAACGGGAAATCCAAAGAAGAGGCGAATGCCAAATTGTACGTAAGTAAAATCATTGAAGGTAGTATTGATATTCACCTTGTTGAATTGGCTACTATGGGTATTATCCCTTTTGTGGAAAATTCGAACTTGATTCTTGATTTTGCGAAACACATAAAAAGCATATACGATTATTATGTGAAGGGAGCTTCCTTTAAGCCGGAGTTAACGCCTGCTGATCTAAGGAATGTGCATGACATGGTTTCGGTCCCAGCTAATGATAGAAATGGTGTTATGTCTGTTCAGGTCATACGTGGAAATGTTGACTCCATATTATATAGCGGGTGTACATTTAACTATATTGAGGGGAATGGCATACAAAACAAATCAGATTATGAACAAAAAGAAATAAGGTCTGTTTCCGACAATGGGGATGTATACAAGAAGCAATTAATGTCCATTTACCAAGTAAGGAAAGGAGAGGGTGTGGGGAATAAGGCTATAATTGATGCTATATCAAGCAAGGCTTTAGCTCTTTTATTCGATTCTAAGGTCTTAGAGGATGAGATTTTGAGGTCTGAGATTAATCCTATAAAAAGTGCATACTATGTTGATGTCATGATCCTAACGGCACAAGGAAGGCCAGCCGCGTATAAGGTCATGGCTTTGCATGATATCATCAGCTTAGATGAATAAATTAGGTGTTTTTATTTCCATATTTTACTAATATGGAAGCTCAAACAATCTAACATGCCATAAAACATATGAGTAAAGTGTTAAATTTTTTGCCTATTTGGAATGAAAGAGCGAATTTTGCACTGTGAAAATGAATAAGGAGCCTCGTTAGGTAATCAGCCCTGGCAGAGGCTTTGTTATATAGAGATATTTGACAGCTTGTAGAACTTTTCGGTTTTATAGGCTGTTTTTGTTGTATAAGGAGTCTAGCTATAAAGAATATGATTGAAACAGTAGTTACATATTTTCTTGAAAATTTTCCTTGGATAGCAGCTATTTGTGTTACTGGCTATTTTTCATGGAAGGCTGCTGTATATTATGCAAAAGTGGAGGATACCCGCAAAAAAGTAGATAGTCTTCCCTGCGAAAGACGAAAAGAAGAAATTGAACAACATTCAAGAACTCACAATGAAACAAGTAGATCCATAGAGCGGATAGAAACAACTCTTGGATTTATCCAAAAAACGATGGATCAATTAGCCCAAAAGGGGAATAAATTGATTATCGATCCTTACACAAAATCTCATAGCCCTTTATCTATAACAGATGCAGGTCGAGAGATGATGGAGAGGTTAGGCGTAGGTGAAATGTTTGAAAAGAACTGGCTTCGTATAGACGAATTTATAGAAGACAAGTTGGAATATAAGAATCCTTATGATATACAAGAATTTCTAATCCAACAGGCTGTGGTTTATCCGGAAAAGTTTTTGCAGCCAGAAGAAATAGATAAAATTAAATTAGATGCCTATAATACGGGTGTTAATATCGTCCCTTACATGAAGGTTATAGCAATTCTTGCGAGAGATCGATATTTTTCAGAGCATAATATCCTTGTCGAAGATGTCGATAAACATGATCCTTTGAATAAAAATAAAAAGCCGGAATAACCTCCGGCTTTATTTTTTTCTGCTCACGCCCTCCGATTGCCTCGGTGGGGTTCCGCCCTCCGATTGCCTCGGTGGGGTTCCGCCCTCCGATTAAACGATATCGATTTTTCGATTCAAGGCTTTAGCTACTCTGTCGAGGACATTTATTCCAACTGAAAATTTGCCATTTTCGATTTTGTAGATGGTGTTTTGCGTCAAACCGGCTTTATCGGCTAGATCTCGCTGTGACAGCCCGGCTTCCTTTCGCAGCTGGGCTATTTTTGAGCCTATTTGTTCCCTTATCATATCATTTCGTTTTATCTTCCCAATCACAATACCAGATTGCGCACTGCTTCATAATGTCCATTAGTTTATCTCTATCACTTACAGGGTCCAGCGTGCAGCTGTGATGCAGTGCAATCAAGAGTCTTTCTACTCTCAATCCCTCGTTTTTAAATCTGAAAGTCAATACTTCCGGATTTAATCGAAAGGTGTCAATATCCCTGTCGAATATTTCGAATACGGATGCTGATCGGACGTGCTCGATGACAGTCCTATCTTTGAGTTTATCTCCTTCGTGGGAGTGGGCATCCCAAAACACCCATTCCGGTAGATTCAAATTTACAAGTTTCATTTAAAAAGAAATTTCGTTGATTAATTCAGGATCACCGGCCAAATCTATAACACCCATCGTTTTATCCGTCATTGAGCCTGTAGGATATACATGGCTGCTGAACCTGTATTTTATTCCGTTGTAGTGGTAATAACGACTTTCAGATATGCCACTTTGTATTCTTTCAACTCCTTCAGCTTGCAAGAAGTGCTCAAATTCTTCAATTCTCTTTTTAAGAGATAAAAATGAATTGACCTGTGTCAAGTAGCTTTCAAAGGCTTCTTCAAAAGATATTTCGCCGTATGTTCTTTTGAAATTAGCATTAGGAGTGATACCATCTCTCCCTTTTGTATTGTTCTTGACAAATAATTCGTATAATTTTTGAGTAGTCATAATTGTTATGCAGAGTTTTAAGTGTTGCCCCCACTTCTTCGTTTTTGATTACATTGCAAAGATACAAATTATTTTATTGACACCAAATAAAATGTCAGAAAAATTAAGGTGAAATGGAATATTTAACACAATGAAACATTTGTCGGTAAGTCTAATACTTCGATTCCTGTATAAAAAGGAATGCCCGAACATCACTGCCCAGGCATTCTAATTACGTTAACCTACTACAGGTTGTAATAGATTTACAAATCTATAAATTTATTTCGTGATTTGAGCTATTCCGGCTTAATTATTTTTTTTCTTCTGCCTGGAGGATCGTTTTTCATAAAATTGATCGATTCCAATTTATCAAGAGGTCTTGTGGTAGTTTGCTGTTTTTCTGCCCCCTTGCTACAGCCCTTTGATTCATCATCCATCTTGCCAATTTTAACTCGTTTTTATTCTTCGAGCATTGAGATGGCCACCTCCCGTTTTTTTTCTCTAAAATTTTTCAGAGCTTCAAACATTATACGCCATCCATCTTCAATGGATACCTTCCAGTCAAAATGCAAAGAATCAAGCATTTTTTCCCCCTTTGAACAGCACACCATAGACCAAGTTTCCTTATAGCCTCGTCACGATGAGACGAAGATGGCCATGTCCCAACATTAGCAAGATAATTTTTCACTTTCTCGAACATTCTGTCCCAATCTGCCTGCCATACAGTTGACGTATTCTGCCTATCAAGCATTATTTGCTCAACTTCCTTTTTTTTCTCAGCCGAAAACTCGTGTGCGACGAGTTCTATGTCAAGAAAATTTATAATACTTTCTAATTTGCTGAAACTTATTTTATATCTCCCCAACAAAAAGGAATATAATGTATATTTGTTAATGCCAATAGCATCAGCAAGCATTGATGTACTGATATTGTTAAGCTCCATGGCCTTTTTGATTTCTTGTATCATCTGTGTGGGAATAGTATTATTTTATAACAAGCTCTATATTGAGATATTCCAATATATATTCAATTTTATTCTGCCCCAAATTCATTTTCCCATTAAGGAATAAGGACATAGAGCTTTCCGAAAGCCCAATGTGTTCCGCAAGGTCTTTGCTTTTTACCTTGCGGAGCTTCATAGCCTCTTTTACAATATCTCTTATCATAATTAAAAAACAACAATTTGGAGTTTGTAGCCATTATTATCTGAAAATTGGTATACTTCGCAATTTTCGTTGTAATATTCGGACTCTTTTATGTCATCGCAAGCGTCGACAAGCCCATCAAATAAAAATCCTTCTAATTCAGAGACAAAGTTGTCGATGGAACCGTCGCCTTGATTCTGCATAAGATCAAGCCCGGAGCCACCGTTGCCTAATGTAGCTAATACTAATGAGTTATTGCTAAACAGTTGACTCTTTACAAATTCTATAACTTCCTTTTTTGTTCTCATGATCTTTATGTTTTAAAATACTTCTTTTTCAACAACTAATTTGTCAGGGGCGATATCATATTCTACGGCAAATGCGCATCCATCTTCATATTCTGTATCCTGGATAACATCGTAATCTGGCACTTCGAATGAAAATATAACATAATCAGAGGTGTTGTCGGTGATAAAATTAATGGCATCAGCCATGTTGTTGAACCCGAAAACGTAAGATCCAGATAATCTTTCGTCATTCGATATCTTGTCACTTTCATTTGATAAGACGCCATATTCTAATATGTCTTCTTTATTTTCTATAGGCGATGCGTGATACAGTTTCATGACTATTTATTTTAATTGTTATTACTTGTTTTTTATTACACTACAAAGATACTAAAAGTTTAAGTAATACCAAATTTTATAGGCTAAAAGTTTTTGCAATACCAAATATTTAACATTTTGTATCAATTTATCCTCTTCCCTCCAACACCTTTTTAAGCCTTTGCAACCTCAGTATATCACTTGCAAAGGTCGGATTATCCCAATTCCTATTAACCGATCCGACATGCACATCGATGTACTTTCTCAAATCAAATATATTCTCACACTCGCTTAACCGGATCTCGTTAAACGTCACTTGGTAGTTTTCAAACCAGGCTATTAGCAGTTTTAATTCTTCGCTCATGTTTTTTTTCGGGCAAAGGTAACTACGAAAAGATATTTTATCAACAGTGTATTGTTGATATGAGGATTAATTTGTAATTTTGTGCAAAGGCCTAATTTTAAAATAGTATTTTATGTCTTCACAGCAAGGCCCTTTTATACCCAAAAAGAAGCAAGTTGATGTGTTTTGTCCTATTCATGGCAACTGGATAGGGCATTATGATTATGGCAGTATTGGATCTTATTACTGCTGGTGCAAAAAGTGTAAAAAAGAAATCAAAATCGTAATGGGAAAATGAAACTTACAATCAAACAGGAAAACTTTTGTAACTATTACATAGAATGTGGCAACGCTTCGGAGGCTTATCGGCGGGCTTATTCGTGCGGTAAAATGTCAGATAAAACGATATGGGAAGTGTCTTCTAAATTGCTTAAAGACAACAAGGTTGCTACAAGGGTTAAAGAGTTACAAGATGAGCAAAAAAAACAATCTGATCTTACAAAAGATAGAATATTGGCAGAACTATCAAACATTGCATTCTCCTCTATAGCTCATCTGCATAACACATGGATAGAACGTAAGGACTTTGAGTCACTTACCGAAAAGCAAAAGTCTTCGATCAAAAGTATATCCACCAAAATATTAAAGAAAAATGTCGGAACTAATGAAGATCCCGAAATTATAGATGTGGAATATGTTAAGGTCGAATTATATGATAAGATTAAAGCTATAGAGCGTATTTGCAAGATGCTCGGATATGACGAACCAACCGTTTTGGATTTAAGAAATGCCCTTGTCCAGATTGATACCGGTATTGATTAATGTTCTATATTTAATATTTGTATTCGCTTTGTTAGAAAAATATCGGGGTTTATAATTTTATATGTATTCTAAATTTTAGATTTTTGTGGATAAGAAGGTAATAAGCTATAAGAGGTTCAATCCCAATTTTCATCATTTAAGAGTTGCTCTTAAGAATGATGACAATAGGTTTATCTTCCTATACGGTGGATCTTCTTCTGCTAAATCTTTTTCGATTTCGCAAGCTATTGTGTTGGAGTGTATTGAGAATGGATATAACACGATGGTGTTTAGAAAAACTGGAGCTACTATATCGGATAGTATATATAAGAGTATTCAGGAGGCTATAGGAGGCTTAAAACTTGGCGCATTCTTTAAGCCGGTAGAGGGGCAGATAAGGTGCTTTAATGGTTCATATATCACTTTCAAAGGCTTGGATGACCCCGAAAAAATAAAAGGCCTTGAAAGTTACCAATATGTATTCTGCGAAGAAATATCCGAATTTGATGAAAGTGACTTTAAGCAGATAAGGAAGCGCCTTAGAGGTAGGAAGGGACAAAAGATCATTGCTGCATTTAACCCCATATCCGAAGACCACTGGATTAAGAAGAATATATTTGAGCAGGAGAAATTGGTGGAAGTTGACAATCATCTTTACGGGAAATTAAAAGATAATCTAACAGGGAAGATATTAAAAAAAGAATATTCTGAAATCGCCCAGAAATGGACTAATTCCGCTAAGTTAATATTTAATCCTCGAACAAAAGAATACGATACACATAACCCTGATATAGTGATTATGCGGTCTACTTATCTTAATAATTTCTGGGTAGTAGGTTCTCCTGATGGGAGCTATGGTTTTTATGATGCCCAAGTGATAGCCGACTTTGAAAAAGATAAAATAAATGATTACGCGTATTATCAAGTATATGCACTGGGGGAATGGGGAACTATTAAGACCGGAGGGGAGTTCTTCAGAAACTTCGAGATTGGTAAGCACGTCGGCCGTTGCGAGTACGATGACCGTTATCCTATCCATATAACTATAGACAACAATGTGCTACCATATATATCAATCGGATTCTGGCAAATTATTACGGGCGATGTGAATAGGGCAAGACAGGTTCACGAGATACCGGCAGAAGATCCTTTCAATACAGCATCTAAGGCTTCTGAGGCAGCGGTGGAATACCTCGAGGATATTGGTTATAACGACAAGGTGTATCTATATGGGGATGTGTCGACAAAGAGCGGTAATACAATCGATGATGATAAACTCTCTTTTTTTGACAAATTTAAGGATGGTCTGGAAAAATCATTTGTCGTCGAAGAGAGGATGCCCAGAGTAAATCCATCTGTCGCCATGTCGGGGGAATTTATCAATGCCATTTATGCTGGCGCTATAAAAAGTATAGATATTAGAATAGATGAAAGTTGCAAGATTTCGATAAATGACTACTCTCGTGTCAAGAAGGATGTGAACGGAGCGATCTTGAAACAGAGGGTTAAAAATAAAGATACGGGGCAGACATATGAGCAATACGGCCATTTTAGTGATACGAAGCGATATTTTATAACGGAGGCTTTTAATAAAGAGTACACGAAGTTTTCTCTTAGAAGAAGTAGAAATAAGATTTCTGAGACCTCTATAAAGTATTATGACAAGTCAAAGGTCGACTTGTCTGAAGGATATGGCATGGTCGAAATCAACCCTTCCATCAATTCGCAATCCGTGTTTGTCAGGGTTATATTTAAAGATAACAAATGCTATGTCACAAGGGCAATGTTATCTGATACCATTATAGATGAGCTTGAGGTATCCTCGTTGATTGTTTCAGGTGATAGAGTTCAGGTGGAATGCGATCCTTCACTTGCGGCCTATGTCAAAAATTTAAAGGATCATGTCCAAGATGTTAGAGGCAGAAAGCCTTTCCATGATCCTCAAAAAAGGATATCTGCTCATATCGATTATATCCAGAACAACATATTCATCCCAAGTGATTATGATACGGATATTCTTTTTGAAGCGTTTATTGAAAACATCCTTGACTACAAGGATAAGAATAACATAGAAGCTATAAATTCATTAGCGGCATTATCAGAAAGGGTTAAGAGGGGCTTATATGTCGGATAGATTTTATTCTTAATTGTTTGTTCATCTAAAAATAAGCACTATATTTGTAGCATATAAAAGAAAATAAAGAGCCTAAGAGCCATTCTCAGTAGAAATACTGGGGATGGCTCTTTTTGTTTGTACAAAAATGAAATATCCTTTATTACAAAAACTTGCTTTTTGGAAATCTAACTGGAATAGCAGTTCGAAATCTTTTTCTATGGTAGGTAATGTGAATGCCGTAGAAAAAGATCAAGCAGGGAACATTTGGTATATAAATGCATTATCAAAAGGACTACAACAAATTATTGGTGGCAAATCTGACGTTTTTGATATGCTTAACCTTGCTGACAAAAGAAAGGCCTTAATAGCCTGCACTCCTTTTGCAACTGTTGTTGAGAGATGTGGTTCTATGTTTTCTAACGGGCGATTTTATGTGACGGATAAAGAGGATAATGAGCATTTGGATGGAGATAATAAATACAATAAGATAAGGACCTTGCTTAAACAGCCTAACCCAATTCAATGTGGAAAGCAATTTAATAAGCAGGTTGAAATCACCCTCAAAACTTTTGGCTTTTGCCCTATTTATACATTTAGAGCTTTGAGATCTGAAATACCGGTTTCGATGTGGATTATTCCCCCTGAGCTTTTCCACGCTGAAGTAGATGCTAACATATGGAAGAAATCAAGATTAGAGGAAGTTATAAAAAAGGCATGGATTGAATGGGGGAGTGAGAATATCTATATAGAGAGTGATGAATATTTTGTTGTATCTGATGCGAGTGCTAATATTAATGTAACTGAAAAAGAGTTGTCTTATATCCATATAACAGACTCTCTTACTAGGCCGGTTAACAATTGGATTGCTCAAATGATTGCAAGAGGCACATTGATCGTTGATGGTGGTCCAAAAGGCGTATTGTGTAACGATGCCAATGGTGATATATATGGGGATAATTCTCTTACCCCAGGAGAGATTGAAAAACTAAACGAAAGTTTTAAACGTAAATATGGTGTTGTAGGTAAACTTTTTTCAGTCCTTGTTACTACCGCAAATGTAAAATGGGTTCCAATTACGGGCAATTCGGAAGATTTAAAATTATATCAAGAAGATAAAGAGTGTCGCAATACCATCTGCAATTCATTAGGGATAAATCCTAATGTTTTGATATCAGATAGCACATACGACAATCAGAACGGGGCAAAACGAGATGCCTATCAAGACTTGATCATACCTGATTCTGAGAATTATTGCGAAGCCCTAACAAGGGCTATAGTAGGGGATGATGAGATAATTATAAGATTGGATTATTCTCATATATCCGTGCTCCAGGAAGATAAGAAAAGTGCTGCAAGTGCTTTATCTCTTGCTTCTAATGCGGTTCGTAATTTATACAATGATGGTATCATAACATTGTCCGAATCCAGGAAAGAAGTAGCTAATTATATAGATATAGATCCGGACAATCCTGAAGGTGACTTTAAACAAGAATCTCAATCAATAGAAAATAATATACATAATGGCACACAAATTGAAAACTAAGAAAAAAGAATCGATAGGAATGCAGTATAAGGCTTTTTCTTTTGAGACCAAAGATATAACGATCAATTCTGAGAGTCGCAGAATTTCTGGATATGCTGCTATTTTTGGGAACAAGGATAAAGCTGGCGATATCTTAATAAAAGGATGTTTCTCAAAAAGTATACAAGAAAGAGGGCCTCAAAGTAATGCAAATGATAAGATCATCCACCTATGGATGCATAACATGAATGAACCGGTAGGTAAAATTGTTACATTAATTGAGGATGATAAAGGATTATATTTTGAGGCAGATATTGATAAAATTGATTTAGGGGATAGAGAAATTACCCAGCTAGAATCTGGCACAATCAATCAATTTTCTATCGGCTATTCTTACGTTTGGGACAAAGTAGACTATGATTCGGAGAAAGATGCCTTTATTGTAAAAGAAGTCGTATTGTATGAAATATCTGCTGTTTCTATAGGTTGTAATGGAGAAACTTATTATACAGGTTTAAAAACTGCGGAAGAAGTAGAAGATAAAGTTATTGAACTACATAGCGAAATTGAAAATAGTTTGCAGGGATTATCTATTAAAAAGAAAACAGAAATATTGGGCTTATTCTCAAAGTTTAAGGCACTTATGCTAATCAAGCCGGAGGGAGACATGAAAAGTAGGCTTCGTTCACTTGCACAAGATCAAGCCGCCGTAAACCCAAAGAAAAGCTTATTCCATAATGTGAAATTTAAATAACAACTAAAAGAAGTAGAAAGATGAGAAAGTATTTAAGAGTACTGTTTCAAAACAGCATGAGAGGAAGAAAAGAAAGATTTAAACTTTCCTGTTCTTTATTTGCAATTATGGCATTGTCACTAATTGCGGTATTTACTCTTGCCGCTAATCCTGTGGCTGGTGGTGTGTTGTTGTCTGGTCTTGGTTTAATGGCTTTTATCGATGAATCTACGCTTGATGATGATCAGAAAAAGTTTTTCAAGGGGCTGGATGACAAACTGGAAGAGTTGAATGTGAAGTTTTTGAAAGACGAGCTAGGAAAACCGGAATATCTCAAGCAGATTAACGATTTGATAAATGAGTTCAAGCAATTGAATGAAAAGAACATGTCGGATAAGATTGATAAGAAAGACTTTGAAAACTTCAAGAAAGAGGTTTGTGAACAGCTTGTTAGAATCAAAGGAGCTATGGATAAAACCCCGTCTGGAGAATTTCGTTTAAAATCAATAGATGAGCAGATCCGGGAACAGGTGAAAGAATATATCACCAAAGATCAAAGCGGAAGAGAAATGGTGGACTTAAAGGCGGCTTGCAAATCTTCTCCTGGATATAAAAAACAATTTAATCTTGTTGTCAAGGCTAATACGCCTATTACATCAACTGTGACGGGCGCATCTGGTGTGACGCTGAGTCCTGGAGTTGTATTTGATCCTACTATTTCCGCGCCGCCTATGGCTGAAAGCGAAATCAGACAATTCGCTAATGTCGCGACTATCAATGCTCGGACATTGGTATATACAGAGCTTAAGGATTCTACAGGAGATGCCGAATGGGTTCCTGAAGGCGGATTAAAGCCTTCAATGACTGCAACAATTAAGGAAGTTGTTGTTAATGCAGGGAAGGTGGCATTGACAGCTACGCTAACGGAAGAAACATTAACTGATCTTCCTCAGTTAGTGGCAGAGGTTCAAGCTGAAATTATTAATAAAATCGGTATTGAAGAGGAAAATGGGATTTTATATGGTTCTGGCTCTGATGGAGAAATAAAAGGTGTTTTCACAGATATCCCCGAATATTCATTAACCAGTATCAAGGTGGACAAACCGAACAACTTTGATGCTATTATAGCAGCTTATACACAAGTTGTTTCGACATCTAAAATGAATTATGCTCCAAATGTCGTCCGCGTTAATCCTATTGATTTGGCGAATATGAAGCTGACAAAAGATGCTAATGGCCAGTATCTTTTCCCGCCTTTTACATTACAGGATGGATCTCTTATTTCGGGAGTCCAGATCCGGCCATCCACTTCCATCACGGAAGGTGAATTTGTATTGGGCGATTTTAGATATCTGAACATCCGTGACTATGTAGGATTATCTATTACGTTCGGTTGGGTCAATGACGATTTCCAGAAGAACCAAGTGACAATGATCGGCGAAAAAAGATTGTTGGCTTATATTAAGTCGAATTACAAGACTGCATTCGTCAAGGGTTCTTATGCCACTATCAAAGAAGCTATTGATTCATCTAAAGGAATAGGAGGTTAATATAATGAAAAGAGGAAAAGTAAATAAAAATGATGCAAAGAGTTACAGGTTTGAACCTTCGGATGTATATGAAGTTACCTATATTAAGGCTAAACATCATGAAATCGGAGATAAGGATTATGTTTCTCTTCCTGTCGCAATCATGTTTATAAATGAGGGTAAAATAGCCTCTACTCCTGAAATAGAAGAGGCTATTGCAAAATATGGCATGAGCGGCTTGATCAAATCAAAAAATAAAAAACAGTAAATCATGCTTATAGATGAGACATTTTTCACAGGTGAACTTCATATAGAAGGAGTGATTTCGTATACAGGCGTGCCATCAAAGACTAATGAGGCTTCCAATTACGAACTTAAGTCCTTGATTGCTCAATATGAACTTGAATTTTATCGTAAAATATTAGGTTATGATAATGCAAAAAAGTTTGTTGGGTATATCGAAAGTGGAGAAGGCGAAGAAAAATGGGATAATCTAAAAAACATGTTGGTCGAACAGGTAGGTAATCGGAAGGTATCTCCGGTTGCCTACTATGTATTCTTCTTCTATCTGAGAAAGAATCAAACACAGGCTACGCCTATTGGCAATGTCGAGGAAAGCTCTTCCAATAAAATTTCGCCATGTAATATCAAAATGATAAACGCATGGAATCAGATGGCCTATATGAATAGGTATATATCTGATTATCTATATGATCATAGAGATGATTATGGCGGATATTTTTTTGATGAGCATTTACTGGAATTTATGAATAAGATGGGGATATGATAAATATCGTAGATATATTCAAGGATATTAGCCGTAATACTTCTATAAGTGTTGGGATAGAAATAAATTTCCTATTTGGGGAATGGGCGCAAATAGCACGGGAAATGGAGATATTAAGCAAATCCCCTATCACTGAATCGGGCAAATGGCCACTTCTTGCTCTTTTTACCCCATTTGAAGAAGATAAAGGCGATCCCGATCTATATTGTAAAGCAAATATTGACCTGATGATAGCTACTCGCACGTTATCTGATTATACCAATGATCAGAGGCTTGCTATTTCTTACAAAGAAATCCTACATCCTGTTTACGAACATTTTATTTTAGAATTAGCCAAAGACCAAAGGTTTGATTTTGGATCTAAAAATGTCGTGCCGCACCGGTATGTGGATAATATGAGGTATGGCAGTCGAGGGGTTTATGGTTCTGACGGGAAAAAGCCTTTTGCGGATTTATTTGACGGAATAGATATATTGGATTTGGAGATAAAAGTAAAGAAACCTAATTGTAGATAAAAATGAAAAAGTACAGAGATTGCGGAAGCGAGATATTTAATACGGGATCAAGCAAATGTCCGTTTGTTCCGGATTATGTAAAAGTGATCATTCTGACACCGGAAGATATGGTGATAAAAGATGATGAACTGGAAGAAAAAATAGAAGAAATGATTCATGCGAACCGTCCGGGGCGTATCTATCCTATAGGACCTATCGCGGAATATGCACCAAGTGGTGGTGAGGCCCAAACGTCTAAACAAGGATATGGTCCTTCTCAAATTACTTCTTACTCGGAGCTTGTTGAAGCCTGGACGCTTGAAAATTACGATGAAGGACTGTTGGCGAATTTAATGAAGCTTAAAAACGAAAGAATGAGAGCTTTATTTGTGGATAAAAATAACGTTGTTTATGGTCAGTATGACACAGATACTACTATTAAAGGCTATCTGATGTCTTCTATTTATCCTTCATCAGTACAACGATTTAAAACGAGTGGAGATAATGCATCTATGGCGGTTAGCCTGGTGTATGATGATGTAGAAAAGGCTTGGATGGAAACCAAATCTCTGCAAGGTGAGACTGATTTGGTTGAAAAAGCCAAAGGCCTTGTTTGGGTAGATGTCGTAAAAGTGGGAAATAGTGGATCTAATTACAAGGTGGTTGAACATTATGGCAAATATGATTTAACAACGGCCTATGGAGCATTACTTGGAAAAACAGAAGGTGTATGGGGAGATAGTGTCAGTGCAGCCCAATACAATTCTGCTGATGGGACATTGAGTCTAACAAGTGAAAGTACACCTGCATTGTTAAGCCCAGAGCAGCTGCTTACTGCTGGTATTAAAGGTATTGAGCAATGGAAGTCGTAATGAATGGAGTTTCTTTTAATCGGGATTTATGTTCTAAAATGACAAAAAAACAATTTTTGGAAGCCCATGAAAAATCTTGTTTTTTAGATCGTAATATCGAAGATAGAAGAAAAATTCTAACGGATGTTTATAGCATTATAAAAGGTAAATCAGTTGCAAACGAGGGGCTTTATTAGGCCCCTCTGTGTTTTAATATGGGTACTATAGCGGGAGTTTCAAATGCCGTAAGGATGTTGAAAAATAATTTCATGCCAGAGGTTACAAATAGCCTTCGTGAAAGTGAGGATCTGATTCATGATTTGATCACCGACCAACTAATGGCCGGACTTGATGAAAATAGAAAACAGATAAGGCCTACATATCTTCAAGACCCTTACTTCCGGGAAACGACAAAGACGGAAAAAGCAGCGAGAAAAAAGGCGGTATGGTGGAGAGATATGAAAGAACGTGTCACGCCGCCTGAAACGTCCAATATTTTAAAGTTTCCTCCCCGAAATAGGAATACACCTAACCTCATAATAACAGGAGAGTATCATAGAAGTATTACCCCTGTTGTTGTGGATGGGAAAGACGGAGGGAAGATTGTAACCAGATCTATCGGTTTTTATGCTGGAGATAATGCGCTTGAAGAAAAATATGGTCCATCGCATTTAGGATTGACGAGAAAAGCAAAAAAGTATTTGCTGGATAATCGTATAAAACCAGCGATTGAAAATTTACTAAAAAAATATGGATTCAAATGAATGCGAAAGCTCCTTGTAACTGTTCGTCTCAAAATAAGGCTATGGCCAACCGAGAAAATATGAGAAGATTGGCAAGTAAAGCCGCCAGAATGGATCAGCGTATCTATGTTATTATTCGTAAACATGATGATACGTACACTTTTGAACCAATTGATGCAATTGGAACTAACGGAGATATAGTAGAATATGTACATTATTTATAACGATCAAAATGGAACTTAATGATTTAACTTTTTCACTTCAGAATGGAGTTTATAAAACATCTTTCCAGCCAACAGGTGATTTTAGAATACATATTAAACGACAAGCGTCTGGTCGGTTGTCGTTCTTTGAAACAATAACAGGATCTGATCCTGTTGCTTTTGGAGTTATAAATTGGACTCTTCCTAACTTTGAGGCAAAAGTACCCGATGTGAGTCCTGGAATGACCATTATCATTGAAAGTGACACTCCTGTTATAAAATGTCAGTATACTTATGAGTAATTTTATTTTAAAGACTTTAGAAACAAGAGAGTTGAAGCTAAACACGATTAGGCTCCGAGGTTTCTATGGTGGAAAGCTGCGGAAGGGTTCCGGTGGTGGCGGTTCCGGCGACGGTTTCCCGGTGCTTCCGGGCGATGTCACCCGTTGGCATTTCGGCGGCCTGACGAACGAGATGATGGCAGCGATGGACGATCCGAGGATTGAGGATGCGGACCATAAAGGTCGGTTCTTATCCTTCAAGAATTTCGCTTGGTCTGGGATGAGTGGAGTTGGCGGGTATAAATACAATTTTTTATCTAATGATTGGTTGGTAGATGGTAATCAATCAAGTGTAGCCCTCAGTCATAAAATTGTTATCATTAACAAGAGAACTTCAATACAGTTTGCTAAATTGATCCGAAATGAACTGGAAAATACCATCAATATAACACTTAAAATAACCGGACTAGAAGCTAACGGTAGCTCTTTTAAGATTTATGATAACGTAGGCTCAAGTCATGCTCAGAGATATAATAAAGATGGTATATATCAAATAAATTATACTGCTACTGAAGGGGCTAATAGGATTTATTTCTATATGCCTGGTGGTAATATGGGGCAATTGGAGAATCCCATCACCATCGAACAACTTCCCCTCTACCCCGGTGCACTTGTCTTTGACGGAGTAGACGATTACGGTACCTGTGATAACTTCCCTATTCTGACTAAGGAAAAGGGATATACGGTTGTAGCGTTGAGACAGTGGATTTCAATGGGTGAAGGAATCTCTGGATTAGTATCTAATGTAAAGAATTGGTTCAATGATGGTGCTTTCATTTTAGAATACAACAGTAATAATGCAACTAATAAGTTTGTTAATAGACCTGTATCTTTCGGAAATGTTAATATAGAGATGGATTTGCCAAATAATTTTACCTATCAAACATCTAAAAGTTATAAAGGAGTACCTATAACAACAGGTTCTTTTAAAGGGGTAAACTCGCTTTTTGTTGGAAAATTAAATAACATCGTCGGAAATTATTCTAATGTCGCTATCTGGGAACTTGTGTTTCTCGATCACGACGCCACCGAAGAAGAACTGACCAAGATCAAAGACTACTTCGTTAAAACCTATCCCTGGCTCTTCCCCGACCAAGCGTGGACAGTCACCGGCAAAACCAACGAGGACGAAGATCGTGCTACTATTGCCAACATTACAGGCAATGGTAATAATCTTGTACTGTCTAATTTTGGGTTTGCAGAAGGGAGTGGGTATGGGTTGTATAAACTTAATTTTAACAATTGGTTTGCTAATAGTGGTAGCGGTAATGTTAATATAGTTAATGTCGTTAATCCCCATAAGATTGTGTTAGAACAATCTCAAGAAGCCGTGGGTGCATTTTTTCTTGGTAAAAATGTCTCTTATTCTGGAGAATTAAAGATAAGCGTTTCAAATAAGCCAAGTGACATTGAATTATCTTTTGGTTCTACTGCTTTAGGCAAAGTAATATTAAATGAGGGAATTAATATTGTAAAAATTAACCCTGTTAATACGAGTATAGGCTTTTTTACAAACAAAGCATTTGAAGCACAAAATATAATTATTGAGCAAATCCCCGAATACGAAGGATACCTGGTTACTGATGGGGTGGATGATAAAGCGGTTAGTAAACAGTTTAAATTTGGCGAAAATTTTACTGTTGTATTAGATTTTAAATTCCCCGTTAAAAAGATATCTTATTGTGGTTTTGATTTATCAGCAAAGGTTAGAATCCAAAATCTTCAAGGTAGTGGTGTGTATGTCGTATTAAAGGGAAATAAAACCTTGATACCATCAAATGTAGTGAGAGCCGTAACTTCAGAGGGTAAAGTATATGATGAAAATTGGAATGAATACAATATTGTGCCTGGCAATATATCATCAAATTATACAATGGTAAATTTAGGCTTTGATGGAAGTAATCAATTTGCTGAGTCGGCAACTAAATTAGCTGGAATTTATAGTAGTACTTTATCCAAAGACGACTGTATCAAAGCCTACAACTACCTCCAAACCCTAAAAGCAAAGTAACATTAAAAATTAATTGGATATGAAATACGCAATTGTAAACATTGTATGGGCAAAGTCCCACGGAGTAGAAGTCCTACCGGAAATGAGGACAAGTGTAGATCAGAGCAAGGTGATCTTGCATGAGGAATACCTTGCACCCTTCGATGATGAAGATTTTCCTCGCTATAGTTTTAGTGATCCGTCTTTTGTCGAACTACTGAACAGTGAAGAATGGACTTATCCAGAGGGGGAACAACCAGTAATCAACCGGCAGTTCAGCAGATTACTTGCATTGGATGCTTTAGACTTGGAAGCAAATTCAGAGATTAACACTTACAACTTAACTCCTTCAGAGGCATTGCAAGTAAAAGAAAGACACCCCAAATGGAAAATAGGTATAGATGTCGTTAAAGGACACAGATACCAATATGGTGAGGATCTTTGGGAAGTATTGCAAGGTCACAAAACACAGGAAAACTGGAAACCTAGCACAGCTACCCTAAGCCTGTGGAAAATAGTAGACGCAGAAGAACATTCCGGCACGATAGAAGATCCTATTCCATATAAGCAAAATATGGCACTTGAATTTAACAAGTACTACACGCAGGACGGAGTATTGTACCTCTGCATACAGGCTATGACACCGGGACCGTACGATTTAAAGGATGTGCCGGCGCATGCGCAGCCGATAAAGCAATAATGGGGTTTAAATAACTCATAGATCGATTTGGCTATTCCGTGCAATTTGGCTATGTTTGTAACAGTATAACAAAAGATTTAGAGCCTAAGAGCCATACCCGGCAAGAGTCATATCCTGCGGGGTATGGCTCTTTTTGTTTAATTTAAAATGAAAAAGAGATGAAGACAAATCAGGAGATGGTACGCTACATTGATAATTTTTCAGTGATTCAACGAACAAGTGATGGATATTTTGACGGAGGCGAATTACTTCGTCAATGGAATAATGTAGATGAAAATCCAAGAAGACGTATGTCCGAATTTATAGATAGCCCTAAAACGAAAGAGTTTTTAAAGGCCCTATCTGTGGATGAAAGCCATAGGTTAAAAACCGACATTGGTGAAAATCAATTGCTTATAAAGACAAAAGGGAGAAACACTAAAGATGGCAAAACTCCTGATAAAGTTTGGATGAATCCTCTCTTGTTCATCAAGTTTGCCATGTGGATCAATCCAACATTTGAGGTGAAAGTACTACGTTTTGTTTATGACGAGATGATCCGATATCGTAATGACGCGGGAGATGCATACAAAGAACTTTCGTCCGCTGTTATGAAAATTGTCCCAAGCCATTTCATGCCGAAAGCAATGCAAAAAATAGGAGAGGCGTTAAACTGGATCATTTTTAACTCCCACGAAAAGATGTTACGGAATAAGCATGGAGATGAAGCAAGGTTGCGTGAGTTATGGCAATTAGAAAAGAAAATTGCTGGCTTGATAGAAGAAGGATTTATATCAACCTATGAACAGTTGATATCATATCTAAGAAAGCTGTATCGTAAAAACTGGGAGCCAAAAGTACTAACGGTATAAAACATTTTTTGATAAGTCTTCATATAGATCATGCTGGTCTGTGAAGATAGGCATGAATATTTTTTAACTTGAATTTTGATATGGCAAAGTTATACACGAAATGCGATGAGATACCTCTCTGTAGGTTCATAGAGGCATACAATGGGAACTTGAAAGCGTTGATAATTTCCGGGAGGTCTTCGGACAAAGAGTTGCGTTTGATTTTCAGTAGAATCATGGATGAATATAACCAAATTATAGAAAATAAAAATCTACAATTCGCAGTTTCTAAACGTTCTTTGATCATAAATTATTATACTAAAATATCCATTATATCAGCTATATTAAATTTTATAAAACTAGGTGAAATAGATAAGATCTCCGATTTGCTCACTATTGTTGACATAAAAAATGTGAATATTGAAACAGTTGCGGATGCGGAGAAATTGATAAATAAAATAGAATCCTCATTGGCTTATATTCGGTTAAGATTGAAAATGACTCAAGAGCAGCTTGATAGTACCAGTCAAATCAATAGAAAAGTAGATTTTACTAAAGAGCGAATGATTTTATCGGCTCATTTCAAAATGCGGATAGATGACAAGACATATACTGCGTCAGAATATGCAAACCTTATTAGATTAATGTTGAACGAAATAGAGGAGGTTAAAAAATATGGCAAATGAAACAAAAATAACGACAATCGTTGGAAAAGAGGCTTTTAGACAGCTTGAAAAACTCGATGATTTAATAGGGAAGGCAAACGATTCGTATTTGATTGCGGCAAGAAATATGGCTAAGGGGTTGTCTTTTGAGCCTAAAAACATGTCCGAGTTGATTGAAAAGAATAATCAGTACATGGCTTCCCTAAAAGAGATACAGAAAGCTGAAACTGAAATTAATCGATTACGTCAAGAGAAGAACAAGGTAATACAGGAAGGGGTTAACGAAGTAATGGCCCAGATCAAAGCCGATCAAGAGGCGGCACGTATAGCTAAGGAAAAAGCCAAATTGGAAAAAGAGCAGTCGAAAGTATCAAGAGAACTTGCTGCTACAGAAAAGATTAGAAAGAAAACTTCAGAAGATCTAAGTAGGGCTAAACTGGCTGAAGAACGAGCAACAATGGCAGCATCTAAGGCGGATAAATTACATGCTCAAAATGTGCAGTTGACTTCTGATCAGGTTGAAAACCTAATTTTAAAACTTGACACAGCAAATCTTTCTTACAAAGAGCAAGCTCGCATATTAAGTCAATTGAAGGCTTATTCCAGAACTCAAGTTGGTGGTATAGATGCAGTTAACCCCAAAGTGCTTGAGAATATCCAGAAATTGGATAAACTATTGAAAGAGCAAGATGCTAAAATGGGGGTATATGGCCGAAATGTAGGCAACTATGCTTCTCATTGGGATGGGTTAGGAAATGCAATCAACCAGTTAAGCCGAGAAATGCCTGCATTTGCAGTATCTATGCAGACAGGATTGCTTGCGATCAGCAATAACTTGCCTATTCTAGCTGATGAAATAGCCAGGATACGACGTGAGAATGTCGAATTAACAAAAAGCGGTCAAAAAGCAGTGCCGGTATGGAGGCAGGTCGCTGGGAGTTTGGTTTCATGGCAAACATTGTTGTCTGTAGGTGTTACGCTGCTGACTGTATATGGAGATAAAATATTTGATTTTGCTGCTAATCTATTTAAAAGCAAGGATGCTTCAAAGGCTGCATCTGATGCATTGGAAGACCTTAATTCAACAAGTGGTAAGTTTTTCGATGAGTTGAAAAATTCAGCATCTACCTATGGACAGAATGTTGTTTCCATTAAGAAGCTACAGGATGAATGGAATAGTCTGGGAGATAATCTTGATAAGAAGAAGCAATTTATCATTGACAATGAGTCTGAGTTTAAAAAATTGGATGTTTCTATTACTAATGTGAATGAGGCAGAGAATTTTTTAGTTAATAATACTGACGCATTTCTGAAGGCGCTTGAGCAAAGAGCGAAATATACAGCTGCATCAAAATTAGCAGCAGAGAAATATGCAGAAGCGTTAGAATTAGAAGCAGAAGCAGAGATAAGAAAAAATAATCCTACCTGGTTGGATAAGCTCAATACGACCAATCCTAATAAAACGATTATTGCAACAGCATCATCCATGTCTGCATTAAATGGACAATTGGTTCTTTATAATGACTCAACAATAACAGCAAAGGATAATGCAGAAAAAGCGGCAGAAGGAATAAGAGGGCAAGCTAAGGCGGCAAAAACGGCGGCTTCCATCTATATAAATGCGATGTCAGAAGCGCTAAAAGAAGAAAATAAAACACTTGAAGATGCCGGTATTGACAAATACTCGGATAAAGAAAAGGCAAAACGTGAGGAAGAACGAGCAAAACGTGAAGCTGAACGAAGAATGAAACTCGAAATGGAAGCCGAACGGACAATCCAGGAAGCCCGTATAAAATTAATGGATGAAGGCTATAAAAAAGAAGTTGCGACTCGTAATGCCCAATATCAAAAGAAAATAGATGATGTAAAGACAAAAGGAGTCCGTGTCAATGAGCAGATTGCCGCAATAGAGGCCATGAGAGACAAAGAATTGTCCGATTTTAGGGAAGAATACGAGGCCAAACGTGCAATGATTGATGCGCAAAATCGAATTTCCTATGCTAAAAAGGGTAGTTTGCAAGAGCTTGATGCACGGCTGGACATTCTTGAACTCCAAAAAGCCGCAGAATTGAAAGAAGCAGAAAAGACAGGAGCTAGTAAGTTGGCAGTAGAGGATAAGTACTTAAAACTTATAGAAGATGCTTATATGGAATTTGGTAAAGTACAACTCTCCCGTCAGCAATCTCAAAACGAGTTAGAATTGTCAGATCAGCAGATTTTCTTGAACAAAGAATTATCTATGCTTGAACAGCAATATTCTAAAGGAATAATCAAGAAAGAAGCCTACGAAAAGAAGAAAGCAGATTTGCAATATCAATATGCAGTTCAAGCCCTGCAACAGGAAATTGATCTGCTAGAGAAGAGTTTGTACCTGTTTTCTGGAGACGAACGCTTGGAAATGGAGAAAAAAATAGCCCAATTAAGGGTCCAGCTATCAAAAGAAACCACTGATAAAATAAATGCAGATGCAGAAAAAGAACTAAAAGAAAGGCAAAAGGTAGAGGAAGCAAAAAAGAAGTTGATTCAAGAAGCTGTAAATGCCATAGCAGAAATAGGATCTTCTATGTTTGACCGTAGAATACAAGAAATAGAAGCTGAGATTGACGCTAATCAAGAGGCTTATGATAAGAAGGTTGAAGAAATTGATGCTTTGGCCGAAAAAGATGTTATTACAAAAGAGGAAGCAGAAGCCCGTAAGCGCGTAGCAGAGGAACAATCGTCTGCAAGAAACGCCGAACTTGAAAAGAAAAAGGCTGATTTGCAAACAAGACAGGCACGATTTCAGAAAACAATAGATATTGCTCAAACTATAGCATCCACTGCGCAAGCTATAATGACCGTATATAAACAACTTGGAATATTTGCAGGCCCTATGGCTGCGCTTGTTGCTGCAACGGGTGCTATTCAGCTTGCTACCATTATAGCCCAGCCTATCCCCAAATATGCAAAGGGTACTGATTATCATCCCGGAGGTTTGGCTATTGTTGGTGATGCCGGTAAACATGAAGCTGTTATATCTGGAGGTAAAGCGTACATTACTCCTGACACGCCGACATTGATGCCTATACCTAAAGGGGCAGAAGTTTTGCCAGACATTAACGATCCTGAGTTTTATTCCCGTTTTATGGATAACAGTTATTGGTTGACTCATAACAAAGCCGGGGAACGGGTGCAGATAGTGAACCACTTTGATGCAGAAGGCATTATTCAAGCAAGCAATAAGACGAACAACGACCTAAAAAAAGAGATTCGTTCTTTGGGCAGGATCATATCTAAAGGGCAACGTAGAACAGAATACAACTCGTATAAAAACTCAAAATTGAATTGATATGATACGTGTACAGTTATTAATAGGCGGAAAGAAATACGAAGCCACCAACGATTTAGTTAATTGGGAAGATGTTGAAATATCGATAAAGAGAAAAGACTTTGGGGGTGTATATAGGACGTTTGGCGATTCATTTGAGTTTGCCGGTGATTCTTATATGCTCTTGGAGAACGAGTTCTTGACAAACTATCTGAATGCTTCTGCTGTGATAGTCATTGGGGTATTGAATAATTCTTGGACATATAATGAGAAGATCCGGTGTAATCTTGATTTTTCTTCATATCAAAATAACGGCAACACTATATCCATAAAGGCTATAGATAACAGTGCGGAGGCTATAATCAATGCTAACAAGTCACAGGTGTATGATATCCCTGTTTCAAGTCTCAAGTCGGATGAGCTGTATTATGATCGCATGGAGCTGAACAACAAAGCGGATTTTGTTGTGATACCGACCGAAGAACAGACTGATGAAGGTATTTATAAAATAAGTTTGCCTTCCAATTTTATCTTAGGAGAATATAATTTCCCGGTTGGATATACTACAACTAATTTTCCCGTTAAAAACAAAATTGATGTTGGGGACGTTAATATAACAGCTCCAGACAATGCTAATTTTTATTCTGGGTATATGATTAAGGCGTTAACTCGCATAAGCATACAATATCGAATGAGTTTTGATGTATATGCTACAATAACAAATGGGAATGCAAGTAAATTGCGATTGGAAATCGCCAAATATGCAAGGGTGAAAGACGGAGATAAACCTACACCTGTAATAATAGATTCTATATCCATACCTTTTAAGAGTAAAATCAGCATAGATAAGGCATATGATGTTGACTTAAAGGAGGGGGATAGAATTATAATGTGGATAGGTCAGGGTGATAGTTATGCCCTTTGGGAGGGAGATGTTATAATGACGGTTTCGAATGTAAAAGAAATTAGCGTATCTTATAAAGGTAGAAACGAACCTGTTAATTTTGATGTTTTCACCCCTAATAAATTACTCACCTCCATACTGTCCAATATGGGTCTTACCGATATGACCGGAGAAGTAAAGAAAGGTGATATTACGATACCATATATGATAGCAGCGGAAAGTATCAGAGATATCAAGAATGCAAAAGTCCATACCTCTTTCAGTAAATTTTCAGAATGGGCAAAAGCATGTCTTGGATATTACTACAAGATAGAAGGCAAGAAGGTTATATTTTGTCATTTGACTGAATTATATGATCCAGAGACGGTGAAAGAACTTGAGCGTGTGAACGGGCTTGATATCTCAATTGACAACTCCTTGATATGCTCCGGGGTAGATGTGGGCTATGAGAAGAAAGATTATGATGAAATAAACGGTCGTGACGAATTTCATGTAAAGAACAGCTTTTCGACCGGTATTTCAATCAACGATAACATATACAAACTTATTAGCCCTTATCGTGCTGATTGTTATGGAATAGAGTTCTTGGCGCAAAAAAGAGATGAAGAAACAAAGGATGATAGTTCGGATAATGATTTGTTTTTTGTTGATGCTGTTTCTGTTTTGGATCCTTCTACATCTTCGATAAAGTTAAAATTAAACAGGCAAGGAGATCGGCCTTCCGGAGTATTATTTCCTTCTTCGGTATTTAATATTGCATATTCTCCAAGAAGGATGTTGCTTGCAAATAAGGATATATTATCATCTTGTACAAGCAGACTTGAGTTTACTGCTTCTGAAGGGAATGCTGATGCGGTTTTATGGCGGGAAAGTGAAAAGTCCCCCGTTGTATTAGACAGTCGTTATTTTAGAGTTGAAACTCTTAAAGTTGAAACGATAGGGCTGTCGCCATTTCCTGTTTTATATGATGGTCTTATATCTTTTAATTATAACGGCAAAAAGTATACCGGTTATGTTTCCGATATAACAGAGTTTCTTGGTAAGAGACAGACAACGGAATATACTTTGATATGTAAAAATATCGATTAATGTTGTCTTTATTCTGAATAATTGCTACATTTGCAAGCATAGAGCCTAAGAGCCGTATACGTAGTTAACGCTGCGTATACGGCTCTTTTTGTTTGTATAAGCGTATGATAAAAATAAGCAGTGTATCTCCTTTGATATTTGACGTTGAAAGTACAGGCTTTGAACATTCGATCGATTATGTTCAGAAGTTTGAAAGGGAGGATATGCCTATCCTTATACAGATCGTAGATGTTCCAAACAAGACATTTACCATGTTACTTGTTGATTTATATAATGGGACTTCATATCAAATATCTCCACAAAAATACGAGATTAACGATTACAACACGTTGTATGAATTTACGATAAATCCTTCAAATAATGGGACCTATCAAGTCAGAATAACAAATGATCAGGGAGAGATATCTGTTAGTTTGCCTTTCTGTGTACATAGTTCATCATATACTCCATTTACAATGCAAATAGAATATACAAATGCAAATAATCAACAAGCATTTGGGGCTGTATTTGATATATCAGGGAATAAACGTGTATTTAAAACACGTGTAGAAGGAGGATTTAAATCTGATAGCCGGCAATTAGCTGTTGAAAGTGAACAATTCAGAACTCAAAAGCAAGAACCTATCAATCTATATTCTGTTCCCTATGAAAAAAGGACACTTACGATTGGTGATAATGAAGGTGTCCCTTTTGAAATGGCCCGGCTTTTAAACAATATCTTTTGCTTGTCTTCTGTGAAGATTGATGGAGTGTCTTATACCAGAAGTGAATCAAGCGTACCGGAACAACAGGTTATTGCTGAGAGATATCCACAGTTCAATTATACTTTAACGGTGGAATGCTCCGAAAATGTTTCTTACAATGGTTTTACCGAATATCCAGATGGATCTGGTATTGTTGGAGAAGTCAGTTTAAACGTTTCTAATGCTAAAGACGGTCAAGTTTTAGTCTTTGACGGAAACGAAGGAAGTTTTGTTAACCAATCACATCTTGATTCGCTATGAGTATAAAAAAGTTAACAAAACGAATATGGTACGGGTCAGATACTACGGTAGACAGTGAAGGGAAAACTGTTGCTGCTGCTCCCCCTATTGCCACTAATGATGGTTCTGAGGATTGGGATTTGAATGGTCTTGTAAGAGGTGAATTATATCTCAATGATAATAAAGATGATCCTGCTTTGTTTTGTTTGGGTAGTGATAATTTACCCAAGCGAATAGGAGGTGGTACGGCTTCAGGAGGTGGAGGAATTGTAAATATAGATGTAGACGTAAAAGAAGGAAGAGGCATTGATGTAAAAAAAGATTTGATTGGCGAAACTGTTATTTTCACGGTTTCGCATGAAGATACATCTTCAGCAGTTTCAACATCTAATTTTGACGATTTATTTGTCCAAAATGTCGGTGTTGATGATTTTGGACATGTAACATCTGTAGAAAGTGCAAGGCTGGCGACTTATCTTGATGAGCGATATCTTCGCAAAGATATCGACGATACCGCCCACGGGAATATACTTTTTGACAAGAAGATCGGCTCTTCCATTTTCATAGACGGCTGGGAAGGTAAAGGCTGGGAGATCCAGAGTACGGGCGCCGCCATATTGGATTCGCTTCGTGTGAGGAGTGATATCTATGTGGGGGGCAATACCGGATCGCCAACTTTTGCATCCGGTTTTACCGGTTGGGGATGGCAGATAGACACACCGACGGCCACCGGGGAGATGGACAACCTCTTTATTCGAAAGACATTCACTGCTTACGAGATTGTCTATTCCCAAATTTACGGTTTAGGAGGTAGCCAGATTGTTTCTGACATCAACAAAATAGCCAGAGTAGAAGTGATGTCTGACCGTTATCGCTGTTATATGGACGATATGGATGGTCTTATGCTTATGAACCTGCGTAAGGGTGACGGTGTCAGAATACAGACACGGACGGGAACGACCAGTATCAAGTATCTTTTCGGACGTTGTATCGGTGTAGACAGTGACTATTTTGATATAGCTATTCCTCTGATAGAAGGGACAGGGCAACCGGAAGCCGGAGATTTTGCCCTTCGTTGGGGTAACAATGAAGATACGGACCGGCAGGGATTGATATATCTGACAACGGCCGATAGCGGTGCGCCATTTATCGATGTGTACGATGGTATTACTGATGCCAGCACCGAAGGCAAGTTGAAAGCCCGTATTGGACACCTGACAGGAATCAGGACACAGAGAGGCGATCAGTTGTCTGGTTATGGGGCTTATTTGAACGGGATATACGTTGAAAACTCGACATTCATTCTTCAAAATGGAGATACCATTGAGCAGACCTTTATTGCCATGAACGGCAAATTTGAAAGCCTTATTGATGGCATCCGTAACGACATATCCGCAGAAGGTGGTAACATCCTTGTAAACTCTTCTTTCAGCCAGAATACAAACTATTGGACAGCCGCAAATAACGTTCATTTTATCAATGTAGGTGGAGAATATCTTTGGCTGGATGGTAGCTTCTATGTAGAAAAGGATCAAGTTGCCGATATTTATAATGACAACGGTCAAAACGTTCTGCGAATAAGGAACACGTATATCCTTCAGCAGAATGCTATAATGAATATCCCGGATCACACGGAAGAAGAGGAAAAAACGTATTCTTTCTCTTTGTTCTATAAGGTGCTCCGTCCCGGTTCTTGCGGTTTCGGTATTCCGGGGACCGAGTTGTATCATGAAGAGCAGCTATCGGAAAGCGACAGCTATCAAAAGCTGTCTAAGGTCGGGAAATGGAACGGGAAAGGTGATTTTGAACTGAGGTTCACTGGTGAGATACTTATTTATGGTGTAGGGCTGTTTGCTGATGAGATTGCGGATGCTATTGTACATCTACAAACTCAAATCACACAAAACGAAGAAGAAATTAAGTTACGTGCAACTAAAGATTATGTTGATGCCGAGACCGGTAAAATTTATACTAAATATGATACCTCTTTATCTTTAAAGGCAGATAAAGCAGAACTTACTTCGTTTAAGGAAGAATATGATGAATTCCAGCAAGTTGTACGAAGGGATTACGCTACTCAGTCCTGGACAAGTAGTAAAATACAAACCGAGGTGGGATCTTATGTTGATGGAGCTTTAGTTGGATATGCTACAACAAGTTGGACAAGTAGCCAGATATCATCTTCTGTAAAAGGACTTGCAAGTGAGAGTTTTGTTAATCAAACAGCAGAGGGTTTAAATATCAATATAAATAATTTAGGGAATAGAGTTGATAGTGTTGAAGGTGAATTAGATTCCGTGACAGATATAACCGGTGCATTTTATTCTTTTGGATCAAACAAAATGAGGTTAAATAGGCGTATAGAAATGGGATCTGGTTCTAATTCATCCTTTGTCTGTTTAGCGGGTATGTCTCCTGATATTACAGGTCCTGCATTTTGGGCGGGGAGCTCATGGGAAGATAGAGCAAATTCTGCTATACGTTTGGGGCATGATGGTGCGGGATGGTTAGCTAAGAAAAATGTTTTTTGGGATATAAATGGGAATACCCAAATAACAGGTTCTTTGCAAACAAGTTCAGACGGGAAGAGAGTGACAATAAATCCTTCTAATTCTGATAGACTTATATCTTTTTACAATAATACGACTCTTGTTGGGAATTTAGGTATTGATACAGAAAATAATTATGCCTATCTAAAACTTGGTCCTAATTCAGCGTATAATATAAGATTGTCAACAGCCGGTCTTTTTTGGAATTCTCCCACAAACGACTTGGTATTTAATCTATATCAATATGGTGGGGTTGTACATATGAATGCGGCTTGGCCCACAGATCCGAATTCTTTAGAAATAAAATTCAGGAGAGGGGAAATTTATGTGGATTCAAATAATTATCTAAGAATTAGTCCTTTATAGTAAAATAATTAAAAAAAGAATTATGAAAGTAAATTTTCACATTAATTTAAAAGAGTTTGACGGAACAGATGCAGTAGAAGAAAAAAAAGTAATGCAGGACGGACGAGTTGTTACGGTAAAAAGCCCTGTAATTATAAATGATCTTGTAGGAAAGGCATTGTATAACGGAGGTGGGCTTGAACGTGCAGGGAAGGCAGATACCGATAACGACTATAGATTTAAGGCCTATAAACTTTGTCAAAAAATAATTGCTTCTACGGGTGAAATTGATTTATCTCCAGAAGAACTGGTTATGGTCAAACAGGCTGCTACAATTTATAGTGCCGCCGGAGTATATGCACAGATTGTTGAACTTGTAGATCCTGAAAAGTAATATGGCGACAAAGTTATCTTCTATACAGAGATCCGTGTATAAAAATACAATAGGAGATGTTGATATTCAATACAACATTTCGCAAGAGACGGGAAAAGATGCAACAAATATTACCGGAGTTTTAAAAAAAGGTGAAGTTCGTCTTGGAGAAATAAACATAGCCGTAGATGGTACAATGAACATTTATACCCATCCCGGCTTGAATAACGACGAGAAGAAAAACATCGTATCTACGGTTATTGACGATGTACAACAAATTTATAACGAGTTGAATCAATAATAGATTAACACCTATGGCAGCAGGAGATATCATATTATCAGACGGGACAACGATCACGCCGGAAGACTTGCAGAAGATTGTGGCAGCGGTGGAGGATTTGATTGCGTCTACGGCGAAAGATCCGGGGCAGTACGAAGAGGTAAGTTCACTTACCGGTGTGTCCTCTCTTCCCGCCTTTCAGGTATTGGGTAGCACATATAAGCTTGTACGTGTTGCTCTGTCTGTCTTGAAGGGTGTAGATGGACGTGAAGTATTCTTGCAGGTAAATCAGGATAAAACCTATATCCAATGGCGTTATACGGACGGTAATTGGCAGAATCTTGTCGCTTTGTCCGATCTGAAAGGTACTGCCGGTGATACTCCTGTTTTCCGTACCGGTAGCACAGGCATTGAATGGAAGTACACCAGTGAAGAAGATACAGCTTATCGTGTACTTGTCCCTTACGATGATTTGAAGTTGAAGTTTTCCGATCTAACGCCGGAACAGAAAGACGAGCTGAAATTGCATTTTTCTGATTTGACGGAAGAAGATAAGGCAGAATTGAAGGGTGAAAAGGGTGATATTGGTCCGCAAGGTCTTAGAGGAGAACAAGGGATTCAAGGAGAAACAGGCCCGCAGGGACCTATTGGCGAAACTGGTCCACAAGGCCCTGTTGGGCCTAAAGGCGAGCAGGGAGTAAAAGGCGATAAAGGAGATACGGGAAGTGGTTTTAAGGTACTTGGATATTTTAGCACGCAGGAAGAATTAGGGTCTACAATAGTTTCCCCACAAGCTGGTGATGCTTATGGAGTTGGTACAGGTGCTCCGTACGACATTTATATTTATGATGCAATCAATTCCGTGTGGAAAAACAATGGTCCGCTTCAAGGTGCTCAGGGTCCAAAAGGTGACAAAGGTGATACCGGTCCTCAAGGACCTCAAGGTGAAAGAGGTGATATAGGTCCTCAAGGTTTGCAGGGTATTCAAGGCGATCCTGGCCCTCAAGGTCCTACGGGAGAACAGGGCCCGAAAGGCGATAAAGGAGATCGAGGTCCAGAAGGTCCGCAAGGCCCAGCAGGAGAAGATGCGGCTATTACGGTAGATGCTCCAAAGGACGGAAAAACCTACGGGCGTAACAATGGGGCGTGGTCGGAGATAGTGGCGAGCAATCAGTACCTTGACTTGACAACTTTATTTCCAAGTGAAAGTGGTACATTATCAGAGGAAAACTATCAAAAGATAGTTGATGCATGGGAGAATAGGGTATCTTTAGCACGAATGAATAATACATACGTTCCTATAGTAATCGAAAAAGGTGAAGTAATTTATTATATATATGTGAGTACAACTGTGCTAAGTGTCAAAGGGTTGACGGTAGGAGTAATACGTATTTTGATTAATACAGATAAGACGTATACGATAAATTCAAGCAATATTGATGTATATAATATTGGAGATGGTACAAAATACCTCTCCGACAACGGTCAATACCGCACTCCCCCTACCGCCACCTCCACTACAGCGGGGTATATGTCAACAGAGGACAAGAAGAGGGTGGATGATATAGTAAACTTCGGCACAGGGAGTAATGCTGTCACAACTCTTGCGAATATACCAACAAACAAGAGGTTGGTTAAGGCTACCCTATCCTCCGCTTCAAACCTATCGATAAATGAGTCTGCAAGGGCATTGAATGTAGGCGAAGAGATATATCTTGATTGTAATCCTACCGCTTCTTTTACGCAGCCTATCCCTACTACTGGCAGTTTTAGATCAATGTCCGGTAGTTCTATTACCACTACTTCCGGCGTGCCTTTCGAGATGTCCATTTTGAAGATCGATACGAGTGGTGTCATGTATTCAATAACCGTTAAAGAGAAGGATTGATATGTTGAGAAGAAGGACAATGTCGACGGGGAAAAGAGAGACAGTACAAGTTGTAGAAGAGCTAAAATCTTCTGGCAAATGGACGGTCCCAGCAGGATGTAAATCAGTTGACGTTTTTATTGTTGGAGGTGGTGGCTCTGGTGCATCGTCAGGCCCTGAAAGAGGTGGTGGTGGGGGCGGTTCCGGTTGCACTGAATTATATTTAGGTATATCTGTTACACCGGGAGAATCTATTAATTATGTAATAGGAAACGGAGGCAATAGTGTAAGATCAACATCGTCTTATAATGATGCGAAAGATGGACTAAAAGGCCAGAATTCTTGGTTTAGGGACTCAGCTATATACTATGCCAATGGGGGAAATGGTGGACAATATTCTGGCAAGGGAGGAGATGGAGGTTCAGGAGGAGGAAGTGGAATGTCTTCAGGAAATACGGCAGGATATATCGGAGGTAGTGATGGATCTAATGGAGTTGGCGATATGCCTGGGATAGGGCAAGGAACCACTACAAGATGTCCATTCAATAATAAATTGTATGCCGGTGGGGGTGGAGGTGGTGGAGAATATAGCTCCGGATCGTCACAAGGAGGAGGAGGAATAGGTATAGGGGGAGGATCGTTAGGCAACCCTACTAATGGAAAACCCAATACAGGATCAGGAGGAGGTTCTTTTTATATAAGTGGTTCCAATGTATCAGGAGGGATTTCATCCGGTTCTGGCGGTTCGGGGATTATCGTATTACGATATAATAAATACAAATAAATCAAAATGGAAATAAACTATTTATACATACAGAAAGACGCAGCGAATATCTATGTCGCAATGCCGGAAAAGCTCGATACAGCAGACAACGATATCGGCACAACATGGGAGGATTATGTTGCAGGAAAGTACGTTTTGCTGACAGAAGAACAGATTGCCTTTAAAGAGGCAAACGAAGGTGCATCCGTAGAAGAAGTGTTCAATATGCAATTGACACCCATTCCCGAACCGACACCGGAAGAAAAACTTCAAACTGCAAAAGACTTGAAGCGTCAGGAAGTCTACAACACCGACTACCGGCACTACTACATAGAGGACAACGATGTATATACATACGACCGTTTGTCTCTAAAAGACCAGTGTGCCCGAAAAGATACGGTTGAAGTAAACGGGAAATCGTATAAATCAGATCTGTTATTGGAAGCTCTCAATGAGATGGCAGACTATAATGATATCTGTATAGGTCTATCAGAAAAGTTACTCTCTGATATTGAAGCTGCCGAGACAGTGGAAGATGTAGAAGCGATTGAGGTGACGGGCTATCCCGATGTAATCCATAGGACAACAGCCGAATTACAGGAAGCTGTAAACTACACGGAAACGCACGATTCCAAGAAGCAGCTATCCCGTATCACCCGTAAATCTGTGTCTGTAATGTCGCTGACGGATGATGAAGCGATTAGTGCCAAATACGCACATGCGGAATGGAAAGAATTTATTAACGGGAAGTTGGATACCGGCAACCGGGTAATTAACGATGACTGGTTATGGAAAGTCCGGCAACCGATAAATCCGGTTCTCGAAATATATCCTCCTTCGGTAGATACGGCTGCTCTTTATGAGCGCATGGACGAAAATCACAAAGGCACGGAATACGATCCCAAACTCTATGCGCCAGGCATGACGCTTGAACAGGAAAAGTATTACACGGAAATAGAAGATGGCGTAAGAATGAAATACTACTGCTTCTACGGTACGATTAATCCGGTATATGCCCATTTGAAAGAATTGATTAACATAAATGTAAGATTGGTATGATAACTATTTTGACGATTATTTCAATGCTTGTTATTGCGGCCTACACGGCTGCTGTGTGTGTAAAGACTAAAGGTGTGCCTTATTCCATAAGTGCTACCTATTACTATCTGGAGCATAAATTGTGGTTTATGGCAACGATGTGGCTGACTGCCGGTTTATTGATGCCTGCAATATTGGAGGTAAGTAAACCAAACACAGAATGGATTGCATTTCTGTCCTGTGCTGGCATGTTCTTTGTTGGTTCAGCTCCCAATTTCAAAGATGATTATGAGAGCAAGATACATTCTGCTGGAGCAATCATCTGTATTGCCGGATCGCAACTTTGGGTGGCATTGAACCTCTGGCCAATGTTGTTAGTATGGCTTGCCTATGTAGGGTATACTGCATTAAGCATTGCCAAAGAAAAAGAGGGCACATTTTGGTATAAGTTCTACCAGAGCAAGCCGATGTTCTGGATTGAGATAGCTGCCTTATTATCCACTTATTTTACCGTGTTATTCAATATGTGATATTATGCAAAGATTAATTCCATATATACAAGATTTTACCGGCTGGGTACAGGCTGTTTCTATTGCGGTAATTGCTTCAATGTTAGATTTTTTCGCACCTATCGAGCATTTTCTTATAGTAATACCTGTAATGGCTACCATAGATATGTTCTGGGGGCTGGCAGCCGATGATTTGCGTTTTAGGAAAAGTAAATTTTTTAGGACGATAATCTATCTTCTGATTTACCTTTTGATCCTGCTTATTGCTTTTTGGATTGGTATAATGATGGAGCAGGATAAAGACAGTACAAAAGCCTTTGTCAGTTGGATAACGTGGGTAGTAGTGTATTGTTATGGTCTGAATATACTGAAAAACATGCACACGGTATATCCAGACAATAAAGTTATAGCCTTTTTGTATTGGGTTGGATCGGTTAAGTTTCTAAGTAAAGTAAATTATCTTGAAGAATATATGAAATCAGTAAAGAAAAAGGAGGATAGGAAATGAATATAACAGAGAATTTTACATTGGAAGAATTTATGCATAGCGATACTGCTATTGCAAAAGGAATAAAGAATGATCCGGGATCGCGTGAGAAACTGGCTATCACCAATCTGTGTGCAAAATTGCTACAACCATTACGGGATGCTATCGGTAAGCCTATCTCCATTAATTCAGGCTACAGATGCCCAGAGTTGAATGCGGCAGTAGGGGGTGTCCCTACATCTCAACATCAAAAAGGGGAAGCAGCCGATTTGAGTATTGATGGAAAGGCCGGTGATTTATTGGAAGTATTGGAAGATTCCGGTTTGCCATTCGATCAGGCCATCTTATACCGTAAAAATAACTTCCTTCATGTTTCGCTAAAGCTAGAAGGAGAACAAAGAAAACAGATCATCATCAAGAAATGAAAGCCTGGTATGCCATATCTGTTTTAGCTCTTTGTTTTGCTTGTTTCTTTGCCGGAAGGTATTCGGTAGAAAAGCAAATAGAGGTAGTCAAGGAAACAGACACGATCAACAAACCTGTTCCTGAGCCTTCTTACATGCTTGATGTAGAGGAAATCGAGCTACCTTACCCAATTTTCGTTTATCAGAAGGGTGACACGGTAAAGGAACTTGACACGATTTATATCCCGTTACCAATCCAGAGAAAGGTTTATGAGACAGATTTGTATAGGGCGGTAGTTAGCGGTTATAGACCCAATCTCGATTCGATGATAATCTATCATAAACGGGAGATCGTCTACCAGAAAGATCGTCGGTGGGGATTAGGAGTAATAGGTGGATATGGGATAGGCAGAAGTGGCTTTTCTCCGTATATCGGGGTAGGCCTATATTATAGAATTTGGTAAGTAGACTTTTGTTCATAGTCTCTTCCTATGGGGCTGGGAAGTAAAATAAAAGCCCCCAACGTATCACGTTTAACTGCTACATAAAACTGATACACAAGCATAGACACTCGCACGTTGGGGACTTAATATCTTCAACATGAATGTCTATGCTTTTGTTGCATTATGTGCGATAAGTTTTATGTAGCGAAGGCAAAGATATAACTAAAATTCAAACATTATGTGTAAATCTGAAATCTTTGCCAAAATATTAAGAATTGTCTCTAAAGAGACAGAAGTATCAGAAGACCTGATACTGTCAAAGTGTAAACGAAGTGATATTGTTGATTCACGCGGTATCATGGTTGTTATACTATCTGAATATAAATTCAGTGAATCTCAAATATCGTCATTTACCGGATTTACGCAGCAATCGATCAACAAGTTGAAAAATATCTACCCTGACAGAATACGCAGAAATTATCTGCTAAAGGTTATAGTTAGGAATATACGTGAGTCGCTTGATATGCCATTAAGGTGTTTGTAAATTAAGATAATATATTTGTTATGAAGAAACATTGCATAGTTTTTATAGGAGGCTAATACAGAAAAGATAAGGGAGCAAGTAAAAAAATCAGACAGTTTAACAACAACTTTACAACAAGCCTACAACATTCTACCATTCAATACAATTACTGTTTTGCGACATTTGCGATGCGGTTGATATTGACCGTAACTAAGATTTAAAATACAATGGAAAAAACTTATGTATTTAATCAAGACGGGGCAGGTGGAACGAGTAACGGCTTACTTGCATCAATCCTTCCGTCTTTGCAGAACAGGGGTATTGACACAGGTTACCTCATGGGATTAATGAACGGTGGAGGCAGTAACGGTGGTTTCTTCGGGAACAACGGCGGTTTTCAGGACATTATTGTGTTGATTGTGATTGCTGCCATCTTTGGCAACGGCAACTTCGGTTTTGGAGGAAACAACAATCAGGGTGCCAATGAAGGAAGAGACATGATTATGCAAATGCTTAATCGCAACGGTGTGGACATCGCATCACTTGCCCAGGCGTTGAATGTATCTTCAGACCAAATCCTTGCTGGTATTAACTCTGTATCTCAGGCTATATGCGGTCTTGGCAATCAGATGGGACAGAATACCAACAGTATCATTACTGCAATTATGCAGGGCAATCAATCTATCTCTGCTCAATTAGCCGATTGTTGCTGCAAAACGCAGACTGCGATTGAACGGCAGGGGTATGAAAGTCGCTTAGCAAGTTGCGAAAACATGAATACGCTTACACGTACAATGGAAGGGAATACTCGTTCTTTGTCGGACGCTTACCGTGAAGGATTCCAGGCTATTGTAGCCAAGATGGATGCCGCAGAGGCACGCCGTCAGCAGGAAGCCCTTGCTGCAAGGGATGCAAGAATTGCAGTTTTGGAGGGGGAAATCTCTCAGCGTAATCAGAATGCGACAATCTTGAGCAACTTCGGTCAGCAGATCGCGCCGTTGGTAGCCGGCTTGCAGGCATTGCAAAGTGATGTAGACGGTATCAAGTGCAAGATGCCTCCAACGGTATCCGTTCCTTATCCACAGTTGCAGGTGTATAACCCGGAAACCTATCGTGCAGCCGCTTTCGGTGCCTATGCAGGTGATGCGGCTTATGCTCGCGGCGGTTATGGATGTGGTTGCAATAACTACTGGGGTTGATCCGGGTAAGAAAGGAGGTAATTATGTGGCCTAACTTTTTTACAGGATTTCCTTTTCCGTTCCCTTCACTTGGCAGGGCAAACTTTAACACCTTGCCAACGGTGGCTGTGACGGTAGGGACGGAGAACGTGACATTAGAGCTTCCGAACCATGCGTTTCGTAACCGGGATTATGTAGGCGGTTTCTATGTCAATCTCCGTCAAGCTATCCCGGCTGGAACAACAGCAACACTGCCCATTCTGATAGGGACGAACGGAGACACGAGATCGTTGATGGCTTACGGCGATGTGCCTGTGCGAGTAGAGAACCTTGCCGGTCCGGGTATCTATGAGATCCATTACAACAAATACACGAACGAATTGTATCTTGTTAGTGGTGGATATAGACCGACAACTACTCCGGCTCCTACAGCAGAAACGGCTTCTTTGCGAAGCAAGTAGTAATTAACATGGAGTTCTGTGGTTGTTGTAAAAATTGCAATAAGCACACTCCTTTAAAATCAAACAATCATGTTTCAGAATCTTCGAGTAAATAATCAGTTGTATATTCTTCATAAGGAAGCCAAACATTTCATAGAGATTGGTTCTGTGGTAAGCGTTTCTGCACCCAAGCCTAAATATCCTATGCCCGCTCCTATGGGGCAGATACCTCAGATGGAGATGGTCGTAGATGTCGTGGCTAATATTAATGGTCAGAACACGACGTTTCAGAATCTTCCCTCCGGTAGTGATATAGCCGACTTTGGGCAAAACGGGAATCTTGTTGTCTCATGTTCCCGCGATGCGATGAACAATGAAATATCCATGATAAAACAAAAAAGATTGGATAGGGTTAACAGTCGGGACTATGACCTCAGCGTGATAGCATCCTGCGATGAGATGTTGACAATAATCAATCCCGAATTTGCAGAAAAGCAACGTCAAGAACAGGAAATCAACACCCTTAAGGCCCAGATGTCTGATATGAGCAAGAACATGTCTGAACTTATGGAGCTAAACAAGCAATTGATGCAACAGCTTGGAGTTAAGGAAACAACTAAAAAGTAATAATTATGGGATCAAATAGAAAACTTGAAGAGCTTTTCAGAGAGTTCGATGCTTATGAAGACGAAGACTTGATGGAAGCGATAGAAGAAGCCTATAAACTTGGTTGCAAGGAAGGCAAGAGAAAAGCAATGGAAGGCGGTATGGGATTCCGAGATGATGACGACGACGACGATGATGAATTCCGCGATATGTGGAGGCGCGGTGGAGAAGGTTTCGGTGAAAGGCGCGGCGTGAGAGGAACCGGACGGTATGCCGGGGAATACCGCAGACGCAGACGTTAAATCAGAAGGGGACATTGTGCCCCTTCTTAAAAAGTAAAGATATGAGATTAGATATGTACGATGATTTTCCTTCGGGGATGAAAGCTTATTTAAGCGCATATGGCTGGCATTTTTCTAAGGCTATGTGTGATTGGGCTATTTCCATGATGGAAAAAGAAGATGGAACTGGCAAGAAAATAAAGGTACAGCCCTGGACAAAAGAGCAGATCGACGAAATGCTTAAAAAATATAACGTCGATGTAAAGAAGAAAGGCGGCTATGACTATGTGTATGTTGCCAATATGTGCAAGGCTGATTTTCTTGGCTCCTCCATTCCCCATGATCAATATGCTGCTTTATACGTGAAGAACGTTTGCGACGATCCGGATGCTTACGATGGTATTGTATTTACTCGTTTCTACGCTGATTGCATCGGTTCTGGAACGCCTATTATTTGGGATGAAATGATGTAAATATGATAAGAAGAGGCTTATACATAAAGAAGTACGATTGGCAGGTGCATATATTTTATCGTGTCACCTGCTATTATACGGAAGAGATCATAGGTTTGTTGAAATCAATAGATTGTCCGAAAGACAAGGCAAGAGAGGCTTACAATAATTTGGTGTCATGCAAACTTGATACCGGTGTCACGTACTCCAATTACAAGCTACGGAAATCTGTAATGGTCATAAGCAAGACTTCGTCTCCGGAAGAGTTTTTTAACTCCCTAAAGCACGAATGCCGCCATTTGGAGGATCATATAGCTACGGCATTTAAAATGCCTATAGGAGGTGAAGAAGTGGCGTATTTGGCCGGTTATTTAGGTAGGATGTTGTACGAGGATGTGCAGTTGTTTATATGCGACTGCCGCAAACATAAACGGGAAAAGCTATGCGTAAAGCGAATAAAAAAGAAATAAGAAAATTAAAAAGGGAGTCAGCCAGACGCGAGATTGACCGCCTGGTTGACTCCCTTGACTTTGAGCCGGTCAACTTCAACGAGAAGGTGTGCCGGCTAAGGAGGCTGATGTGCCTACTGTAAATTCGTATATTAACAAGGATTTATCAAATCTGTTTATCCGGTTCAATAAATTCGACATTACATTCCTTCATCAGTTTCTCAAATGTAAATTTGTGATATTTGCTCCAATAGGAAGCATATCCAACTCCTCGAGAGAAAAGTTCATAATCACCTTCACCTGTTTTCATTGCCTTGTAGACGTCACGTATAGGGGGGGGGATCGTCCGGCGCTCTCCATGCTGTTATATAATCCACAAAGCACACGATTCCCATTCCTTCATCAAGTAGTTGTTTTAGCCGGGATTACTCCAGGCTGGTTTTGTAGGGTATCATATGCTAAATTTCTTTTTTTTTGAAGTTTTTACATCCCGGACAAAAGAATCCGGTGTCATCACCGGTATAGTCATCTATTCCAAGACGAAAGCGCAACGGACGTTTAAACTCGCATAGTTCCTCGTTGGGTTTGTTTTCCTCTCCTTCTTCTATCGGGCAGAAATGCACGCAGTTATCACAGAACTGGATTTCTTTTATCCGTTTCTCTGCCGCGGTAGGTTTGGGACGTACAAGCCAGTACTTTTCTTCCTTGATAGGACAAGTGTCGCAATAGTCTTTGTTTGCCGTAATACAAACAATAAGATTCGCAAAACCATCCGGATATCTCATCAAGAAGTCTCTGTTTGATTTCTTTTTCTTTCACTTTCGTTCAAATCTTTTATATTTAAATTGAAACTTTTCATATACTCACAATCTCTATCACAAGGGCAATTATCATCATAGCAACTATCGTTGTGACTGTTCCAACAAGGACATTGCTTATGATATGCTTCTAATCTGGCTTTGTCTCGAGCTGCTTTCATTTTAGCCTTAATATGATCCGGCAAAGCCTCCTGTGCTGCCGGATCGAAAGTGATACATTTCGTTTTATCCATAATGTTCAATTCCATTTTGTTATAGATTTACTTATACCAGCGTCCACCGCAATATTTACATACAAAATAATTCCCCATACTCATCACCTGAACTTTTTCATCCACGCATATACGGCACATGCAAATTTTATGATCGTCATCAGACACAGGTTCTAAAATTTTATCATATTCCCAGAAAGATAACTTGCCTTTAGCCGGTATTGATTCGGGGAATAAAATAGGGTTAGCCAGCACCCAGTTCCACACGCCCTTTTCGGCCCACGGTGAGGGGTGGTTCTGAACGCAATCGACTATCTCGACACTGCCGATGATGGCACCTTTCGGCAAATCTTCATTATCTCCGTAAAGTTTGTCCTTGTGTTTGGAAACTTTCTTTATTTGCATTCCGTTAAGTGCGCTCCATCCCTCCTTAACTGAGGTCTTTGCTGCATGAATCAGCACCCTCTTACCTAAGTATTTCTTAGGACAGCTCCAAGTCCTGTTTTCTATATCTTTCAGCCCGGACACAATCAGGCTTGCCCACGGCTGTTTAATTGTTATTGCTTTCATAAATTCAGTCCTCCATATTCGGCAATAAATCTTTGATGTATGACCAGCGAATTATGTTCATTCCCTTACACCATTGTTTCCATCTGTCGCTTTCTACTCTCATAGTGAATGTATCAAAACAATCGTTCCCGATTTGTGCTAAAAACCACGTATTGTTTTCCGGTAGTTCTTTCACATCATGCCATACGCTGTTGATGCGCCAGTCTGCACCTTTCTCGAATGAATAGGCAAACAGTCCTCTTGTTTCCTCCGGATCATGATCCCAACCTATCATATTAGCATGTTGGGTTGCTGCTTTTTCAATATCATCTCTTTCCATTTTTTCTTTTGTTAAATTAATATCTTTCGTGATTTGAGCTATTTTACCAGTCTTCTAAATCTTCGGTTGAATAGGAATCACTAGCATCATTTTCGTCAGAATAATTCGCGCAATAATTTAGAAGGTTGAAAGGATTATCACCTATTGAACAATCACCTCTGTTCGCACAATTCATGCAGCACCATTCATCGCTTCGCCTCATAGTCTTTTTCGTTTGTTTGACTTAACACACTATCATCAAACCCAGAGCAGGCAGCATCGTTCTGCTCGGCACCGGCCATCTGACATTCGAAGTAAGCGTCACAATCTCCACATATCTGGTCGTTCGGTTTTTCCGAACAACCACTGTCTAGTCCCTGATCCAGGCAAGCGATAAAATGCTTCAAGGCTTCTTCCGCTGTCGGGCAGTCCGGTGATTCGAAATAAATCATCGCTTCATTAAAGGCTTCGATAGCCTTTTCTTTCATCACTTCCTTGATGATTATAGTACCGTCCGCTCCTTGTTCTCCGGGAGGATCGGGATGTCCTAATTGCTGTAGTTGCCATTGGGCACCGGCTGTAAAAGCATCTTCAAGATCTTTAGCGCAAAACAATTTCATATTCGTTTCGAATATGTCGGGCTCTCGTAGCAGATGCAATGCTACTTTGGTGGCATTGACCTTATATTCATGTGCGTTGCTGTTCATAATTTTTTAGTTTGTTTTTTGGGCACTCCAAACATTATAATCAGATTCAGGCAATTCAATAATATTCAAAATTACAATCTCAGCATTTTCACATTCAAGTGTAGATGCTATCTGCTCTATTGCTATCTGTCTGTTCAGGTAGCATCCATCCGCCACAAAAGTGATTTGCCCAGAACCATGTACTTTGCCATTGCCAAAATTGTATGACACTATGAAATATCTTTTTCCGCTCATATTTTTTTAATTGTTAGATAGAGACAAAAGCGATTCATTTGACTCCGCAATTGCTTTTATTTGTTCTGGATTGATAAAACTCTTGACTTGTTCACTTATCTTACAAATAGATTTGATCATATCAACGAATAATTTTGAGGTGCATTCGTTGCATTTCACTTCCATTACCGGCTTATATCGATTGTATGACATACCTGCTACACAATTCAGCCAGTGTGTATAAGTTCCTTTTTCTGCATTCAATCTATCGTATTCTACTTTTTTCTCTCCATTACCATATTCAATTACTCTTTTTAGAAATGGTTTTGCATAAATACTAAAACCGAAAGGTTCGGCATTTAAAGCATCTAAACGAGAAGTTCCATCTCTCCATTCTCCATTCTCATAGTTCCCTGTCCATTCCACAGAGGGGTTAGGAACAATGTCTCCGTTTTTGTCATAGGCAAATAAACAGAGAGTTTCTAACTGATACTTAATAACAGGTACTTCTTCTACTATTTTATAGCTTAAACACCTCTCCAGGACTTTCCTGATTTGATTTTCCAGATCAGAAAGTGATGTACTATTAAAATATCCTTCATTACCTAACCTGTTTACAGGTAATTTGATCCCATAAGAATGAATCTTATCCACATCTTCTTTTGATAGAGTGGTAGTAAATAGCCCCTCTTTAGTAACGTTTACAGAAACAGTTACAGATAAACTATTATTGTTGTTTTTCTCTGTTATATTCAATGTTGTTAACTTTGCCATAATTCAAATATTCTTAAAATTGAATTTTTAATTGCTTCTTGTTAGCCAGGTAAACGGCTTTACTTATCCCAGAACACCACCAGTTAAAGGCATCTTCGGCAGAGTCGAACTCTAAGTACTTTCCATATAAAGTTCGTAGCTTTTCGATTGTATTGATATATGCTCGGCGGTGCAATGGGAACATACGTAGCTCAGAACGCTGGCTTTTACAATTCATAGGGCAGCCTATACAACCTATACGGTCCATTATTTTGTAAAGGGAACAAACGGGAATATTCCTCATTTCTAAGAACTCAAAAACTTCATTTGTTGTCCAATCAAGAATAATAGAAAGTAAAGGTTTATCACACCCCAGCTTACAATCAGAAGTAAATTCTTTGCGTTTTGCCCTACGTACGCTTTCTTCCTTCCTAATGCCGATTAACACAAGCTCATTCAATCCTCTACGTTCCTTAATTACTTCATAACAGTAACGACGGTTCCGAAGCGGTAACATTTTCTTTTTAAGAATAAGCTGGAACATCGTTTTCTCCGGATACAGCCAGGTTACATCGGGATAATTTGACCGGATGAACCGAAGTAGTTCCGGAGGATCAACAGACGTTTTGTAGAAGTATGCTTTAAATTTTACCCCGGCCATTCGGCAAAGCTCATAGATTACCTGTGAGTCTTTGCCACCAGAGAAAGCCACATGAAAACCATTTGGAGAATATTTCAAAGCCAGTTTTTCGTATTTCCGTAGAGTTTCAATAGCCTTATCTATTTTGCTTTGCAACATGGTTCAATTCTTTTAATTGTGTTAATCAATTATCAAGATCTCTCTATACGAGATGTATATCTCTTGTGATACCGTATTTTCATCGTGACACCAACACAAATACCATTTGCGTTCATCACGAGAAACATACTGGGCCTTCCACATTTTACCGTTATACTTGCCGGTCGGTTCCGAGCCTGTATAATCCGGCAGCATCTCAAAATCCCGTCTATACATCATGGCATATTTGTCATCAAGTATCAGATTGTTTCTGTCCGGTTGTTTCCATACTTTTCCCCAGGGATGCGTTATAGGTGGGATAACGTTTTCATCTAATACAACTTTACGCATTTCCATATCTCAGCTATTTTTAGATATTAATTCCATAAATGTTATTGTCTTCTTTTGAGACATTATACCAATTCTCGCCTGTGGCAATACCGGCTATCCCTGTTCCTTTCAAATCATCTGTTCTATCTTTTATCGTCTCCATATTGATCTTTATCGTGGGATATGTTCCGGTATAAATCGTTGGAACCAACCTTATAGCTTGTACCTCGAAAATAGAAGGTAATCCTTCACATAGAAGATCGTCGGGAACAACGGCCATCATGATCATTTTTCCCCCTGGAGCCTTTTGGCATATCATATTGAAATACTCATTCTTCATGATTCACTTGTCTTTATATTTTAATATCAATTCGAATAAATATAATGCATTCCTGCTTCATATACCTTATGTACATCAGGGTCATTCTTGTCTTCCGGTTCCAATTCACTCTCTTCACAAGCATAATCCCATTCAGAGTTGTAGTACATATCCTCATTTGTTTTCTCCAAGGAGCAATCTTTCATCAAATTCATATCTTCTCCCCAAACTGCAACTTCTTGCTGTTGCTCTTCTTCTGTCATAAGGGATATTTTGTCTTTTAATTCTTTCCAAGTCATAGCTTAAATTTTTTTTAATTTTTATCTTCTTTCTTGATCTTAATCTTAATCTTATCAATCATCCTTTGATATTTAGCGGCCACATAGTCACAGTGTATTGCCAAATTCCTGTCGCGCTCCTTTTCGAGGCGCTTTATTTCTTCTTCTATCCAATCTTTCATATTTCATCTTTTTTTGTCATTTTTCGCATGATTCAAACGCTTTTTCAAATACTTCCGCCCTAAGCATATTGTTTGCTATGGCCTGAAAAGCGTTTGCAATTTCTGGCAACTCATTCAAATTTACATGTATCTCTTTGGGGGTAAGTACCTCTGTAAGCTCCCTTGCAAAGTGCAGCATCTTATCCATGGTGAGATACCGAAGGGGATTGTAAGCCAGTGGGGCATATTTGCTTATGGCGGTAAAGAAATCCCGGATGGTAATCTTGGATGTCTGGCATAGCATGTCCACCGTAGAGCAAATGGAAAGGGCTTTGTTCAGATCTTCATGGCATCCGGCATTATGCAATGCCTGGCTGACGGTAAATCCATAGCGATCTATATGAGGCTTGATATCATCTTCCATACTCTGCGTAATGAGGGCCATGGCTTCCGCGTTTACACCTGCGGTTCTGCATATTTGCCTATTGTATGCGGCCATTTGGCGGTCCATGCTGTTGACCAGCATTTTGACCTTTTGGCGATAAAGTCCGCATCCCTTGATGTGATCGGAAAGCTGCATCTCGAAATTATACACTTGGTCGTTGACGAATAGGACGATATATGTCAGACTCGTAACAAGACCGCCGGTGTCCTTGTTTATTTCATCCCAACTGTTGTATTGTTTCATATCTATGAGTTAATAATTCTACTTCAGTGCATCTTATCCATTTGGCACTTCTTGATAAACACAGTTCGTGAGTGATTCGATTGATGTCATACACTTCTCTGATTTTACTCTTGTATCGGACTTTGCTACCGATACGGCATTGGGTGTTGAATACGTTTATTTTCATGATATAGGTTGTTTAAAAAGGAGCATCTTCTTCTGCAAGTATATAAGATTGATCCATTTCATAAAAATGAGTTGTTTTAGGGCTGAATTGAACAATAAATTTCTCAAGGCCAATATTTCTGCCTTTCGCAATATCGATCATTGCGGTTCCTTTCGTTTCTGCATTTTGAAAAGGCTCAGGGTAAAATTTGCCATATAATTCCGGCCTATAAATCAAAATGACAACATCTGCAGCTTCCCCGATCTGCCCGGAATCGCGAAGGCGGGCAAGAGAAGGGATAGGATTAATGGAATCCCTGTTTAGTTGTGATAAAGCAATTATCCAAATGTCCAGTTCTTTTGCTAAATTTTTCAATCGTCTTGCTGCTTCTCCCATCATTTGCTCCTTATTGCTCCCTTTCATGTTTACTGTTAGAATTTGCAAGTAATCCACAATAGCCCCTGTGATGCCGTATTTCAGCTTCATTGTTCTAATGGATGCGAGTATCGTATCAATGTTAGAAGTGCTTCTATCGTCAAAAAAAACAGGTTTTCCGGCAAGTTTTCCAATGCCTCTGTCTATCCTGTCGAATTGCTCCGGTGAAAGGCGTGAATACATGATCTCATTTGCGGGTATTCCTGATTCGATTGAGATCATCCTAGCGGCGATTTGCTCTTTCTTCATTTCCATAGAGTAAAATGCCACTCCGTCCCCATAACAAGCCGAAGAAAGGGCAAATGCTATTGATAAACTCGTCTTACCGGAAGATGTATCAGCCGCAATGATAATCAAATCGGATTTTTGTAATCCTCCGCTTCTCCCGTCAATTTTTGAGAATCCAGTGGGGGTTCCAGTCAGTTTTTTATCACCGGATGAATTAAACTCCATTTGTTTTGTCACTTCACGTACAGCATCGTCAATTGTAGACATATTGCTTTTTGAAGATTGGAACACGGATTTAAGGGATTCTTCCGCTTCTGACATGATATCGACGATATCTTCCGATTCGCTGAAGGCTTTATTCTGCATGGTCATGCCGATTTCTATAAATCTGCGCCTTTTCTCCTTATCATGCAATAATGCTGCATGTTGGTAAATATCGTTTGTGTAATAACTAGAAATCTGACTGATAGCGAACAAATCGACGGATTCGTTCTTTTTTCTCATTTCGTTTGTGACAGTGATCAAGTCTGGACTTTCTCCTCTGGAGTCTATTGCGATAATGGCTTTGTAGACTTGATTGTTTAAGTTATCATAGAAACAATTAGGAGACAATATTTCTCTCACCTCGTTCAGTGCATTGCGATCGGACATAATTGTTCCCAAAACTACTTTTTCAGCATCTGTGTCATGCGGCATAACTCTGTTATCCATACTCTTTCTTTTTAATTTCCATGATTGTTTGGTATACACTGTTTTTATAGCGAGTAATATAACTGTCGTTGTTTATTTTTCTCACTATATCTGTCAGCATACTCTTATTCATCTTCGCAAGAGATTCAACTTCTTGATCTGTGGGCTGTGAAGGCATTTTCAACAACAAAGGGCCATTGTCCTCCAAGAATTTTCTAAACCTTTCCTGTAGCGGCGTAAGCTGCTCCGGCTCCGGATTGACATTTCTTTGTTTATAGACTTTATTTTGCGGTTGGTCTAAGGCCTTTTTGAATGTGCTAACCCAATCAATGTTTTTGGTCTTGCTGATCTTTTTTCTTTTCCAACCGGCTTCTTGGCTCCAATAGTCTTCAAATGCTTTTTTTAGGGACAATACGATGTCCAACTCTGGATGATATTTTTGTCTGTTTTTTATAAACTCTTTGTCGGAAGATATTTTTTCAAATGCTTCTGTTACTTCCGAGAGGTAAATATCAAAATCATCTCTCCAAGTTTTGCCAGATGCAACGTCCCCATCTTGGGGGGTAGGGGGGATATTATTATTTATATTATTAATATTATTATCTTTATTAGATTTGTCCCGACGTTGTCCCGACGTTGTCCCGACGTTGTCCCGGTTTTGTCCCGCGAGTTGTCCCTGATTTTTGGGAATGATATTGTATTTATCAAAATTACAGACTGTTATAATCGTTTGTTTTGTCCCTTCGGCTGTCCTTTTTGTTATCATGCCTTCGGATATTAGCAGATCCAGGAACTTGTCAACTTTGTTTTTTGACCATCCCCACAAGTCGGCTAATCGCCTCAATGATGCGGGGTATTCCCCTCTATGGATTTCTACTGCTTTGCCCCCAATCAGCATCTTGGTCGAATTCGCCTCAAACCGTACTAGTCTCAAAATGTCGATCCACGCTTCGGCATAACTGAATTCTCGCTTTTCGCTCCAAAAAGGATGCTCAAATAGCTTTCTGCTAATTGGGATATATCCCTCTTCCATGATCAATATATTATTCCTCTGTTCAACAATTCTTTTCTATATTCTTCAAGTGCCTTTATGCACCTATCCTTATTCATATATCCCATTGGCATAATACCGGAAAGCCTTGCATTGCAACGGTCTATACCATATTTGAGATCGATATTTGACATCTTCTTTATATCCATATTAATGTAGATTTTAAAAATTAGACATTCTATTGTATAATGAAAACTAATCTTTTATGTCATCGTCTTTTCTATGCTTATAAGCGTAATAAATAGCGCAGCACATATTTACAAGAGCATTGATAAGCAATAGATTTTGTACCCAAATATCGAAACCGGCTATGTAGCTAATCTGGTAGGCTATGAATGATAGCCAAAAGACAATTTCTTCATATTGATAACTTTTCATATTTTCTTCTTGCTATTTCTTTTTGAACAATAAGCATATCCTAATTGCGTTCCCTACCAAGTTTGCATTCTTCTCTTTGCAGGTAATGACCAGTTCGGAGAACGGCTTAGAGTGTATGCAATCATTACACCTTACATGAGTAATTTCTTTCTTAGCCATATTATAATTTTATTGGTAATCCTGCATAAACCCATGATAGGATGCAGGAATCCCTGGCATCCTGATTTAACCTCTTATCCAATCCCCCAACGATCTTTGATAGTTCTTCTTGAGTTATTTTCCCGTCTTTACCCTTCCAGCATTTTCTAAGAGGTCTAATTTCGTCAACTTCCAGTCCTATATGCCTTGCCATTTCAGCTATTTTGTGAGCGACCTCATGGTTTCGACCAGTATTCTGACCTATTTTAGCTGCAGCAGCCGGAGTGGAGCGTGTAGCGTGCCAGTTGCTTTCATTCATCCAGCCGGCTTCGACAACGACTATGATAGATTCTTTTTGACGATCAACAAAATCCTCTTTTATATACTTTAAGTAGTCAACAAGGAGAGGAAATGAAAGATTAGTCACGTTTAAACACCTTGATTTAACATGAAGCTCTGTAACTCCTGATTTGTCACAATCGGGATCTATTCCTATTACTCTGTCTTTCTTAATCATAATTGTAATTGTCGTAATCATCCGGTTCAAAATCCGGAATATCATATCCAAAATCCATAATTCCAATATCAATGTGGGGCGGATCGGAATCGAACCAATCTAATATACATCTACTACCTTTCGCCCCTAAACACCCTGCATATTCTCACGAACGGCAGGGGGTGAAAACCTAAATTATTAACCGCATGAAGTTCTACTTATGTTTACACCTTAGTATCTCCCGTCTCTTTATTATTGCTCTCCCCGTACATATTGTGTCGGAGCTTAAAGAATGAATAAGGGTGGATTTTGCCATCCCAATATCATCTTCACTCAAATAATCAAATATGGCAGAAATACTACCAAAGAAATGATCTTGTTTTTTAAAGATCAAATGAACATGTATTACTCTCATAGTTCCATATTTTTCTTATTTGGAAATAAGTGATTCAATTTTCTTTAAATCCTTCTTGGTTAGTCGAACAGCATCAGCTATCCGACTACAGCCTTTATCTTCTACATGATCTACAATTTTTGATACATGTCGAAGGAAAGATTTTATTAGGTAGTCGGGGAGTTGATATTGTTTCATAAGCTATTTTGCTTCTACAGGTTTGCTGTTTTTTAATTTATAAAATGTATCGGCTTTAATTGATATTCCGTCGACTTTAAACGCCTGTACATTTATAATAGGATAAGTATTCCCATCCCAATCACCTCTTTCTGTTAATACAATCCAACAGCCCATAGCTCCTTTGGCTTTACTATCATATCCTGTTACGATAGCTATACTGTCTTTCCCTTCTACGCTGGCGGCTGACTGATCGCCGGTGTTGGTGGCGGCTGACCGATCGCCGGTGTTGGTGGCGGCTGACCGATAGCCGGTGTTGGTGGCGGCTGACCGATAGCCGGTGTTGGTGGCGGCTGACTGATAGCCGGTGTTGGTGGCGGCTGACCGATCGCCGGTGTTGGTGGCCTTGTTGTTCCCCCAATCTACTTTGTCAAGTATAAATTTAACTCCAGCGGAAATAAGACCACTTAATCCGATTTCGGTATGTATGTGTAGTTTTGAGCAAGCGACTTTACTGTCACTATTGTCTGTATCTATTTTACCATCACCTTCAACATTACAATATCTACTATCGGAAGGGGGATAATAATCGAATACATTAAATGGATTTTCGCAAAAGTGAAAACCGCTTTCGCATGCTTTAATTGTCCCTTTTTCTTCAAATATTTCACCGACTTTATATTGAAAGCCTCTGCATTGTAGGCTTTTATCAAACCCTTTATAACCTTTAATCATATTTTTCTTTTATTATTTCGGTAATTAACTTTTTGCATTTTAAAAGGCTATTCACGTCTCCATTCTTTAGGAGCTGAATAGCCTTTTCTTTTTTGTCGCATCCCAATCGGGTAGGTGTTTGTGCTATGTACAGTGCTTTAAATTCTTTTTCCATTATACTCTGCTACCATCTCTTCATAGCCAGGATCACCAAAGTAGGGTAGATAGCATCCTAACTCTGATTGCGCCCAGATTTTCATCTTGTCCATGAATGAAGATAATTCGGATGCGCTCATTTCTGATGTTTTGTAATCGACTTGTTGAATTTCTCCTGTAAATCGGTTCGCTTCCTCCTTTGTCCCAAGAAGGGTCCTTTTGATATCTCTCTTGCAGTTGTCAAAAGATGTGTAGCCGGCATAGCCGGCTATTACTTGTACCCACATATGAAAAAGAGCATTCTGTGATAACGATCTTTTTTTAGTCTTTTTTGTTATTTCGAATGGATCGGTGCCGGACATTAATTTATTGTAATAGGCCTCGGCTCGTTTTCTATCAAAAGGATTTTTGGGGTCAAATAACATAATGCAATATTAAAAAGGTAGTTCATCTTGAATTGGAGTATTAGGCGGCATAGGTGGAACATAATTCTGTTGTGGTTGTTGATATACCACTTGCTGTTGCGAAGCAGGCTGTGATGACCTTTGCTGTCTTGCTTCTATTTTATATCCTCTTATAGAATTTATATATTTAGTTTTCCCTTCTGCATCAATCCATTTCCTTCCTTGTATTTCGAAAGAAACAGTAACAATGTCATTTATTTGGAAATTGTTAAGCTCAGCACATCTGTCTCCCGAAAATTCAAACATTGGAAAATTTTCGAATTTATCACGTTCTCCAGTGTATGGATCGAACCGCGTAGAATCAATAACTACTTCTCTTTTCACAAAAGGATTACCGCCGTTTTTGGAAGGAATTTCCTGAATAGGTCCTATGTAGGAAATTTTGCCAGTAATTGTATTTGCCATTTTTATTTGAATTTAATTGTGTAACTTTGTTTTGCCATTTTAACCGCAGGGTGCAGTGTTATGATCTCCCCAGTGTTATCGTCTACAATAGTTGTATTATCGGGAACGGATTTCAAGAATCCTTCTCGCTCTTTCATCTTTGCTTGTAGTTCTTTCAAACTTGCCAAATATGCGTTGTATACAGGATCATTGCAAACGCTGTAGTCATATGAAACTCCCATCTCTTTTAATGTTATCTCGCATCCGTTCCATGAAGTAGACTTGCCGTATTTCTCTGTCTCAGTAATAACGGAATCTTTTATTCTATCGTCATCCAATACTTTCTTCAATGTGTCATATAACCCTCTTATCTTAGCCACATGTTCTATCGGGTTTACATCGCCATCAAGAACAGGTATGATGATCGAGTTTGCAAGTTCTTGTTGACTTTGCTTGGTGACAGGGAATATCCCTATCTTCTTAATACTATTCTCCATATTTCGATTTTTTATATTGTAGATACATATCTATTACTGTTTGTAATTCAACTGACCCTATCTTGTAAAGGCTTTCCATTAACCGAGATACGGAGAAGTTTTGCTTTTTCTGTTTTGCATCCTTCTCCTTTTCTTCTATAAAGGCATACAATTTGTTCATGGACTCATCATTGTTCAGAAAGTCCGGTCGGAAAATCTTACGTGCGTCCAGATTAGTCTTTGGCGCATCTGCTGTATTTACTTGCAAGTTGGATGCTTTGTTTGCATCATCATCATCGTCTATATTTAGGTTCAAGATAGAGCCGATAGCATATCTACGCTGGTAAGTAATACAAGACCCTATGCTTTGAGGATCATTCTTTACAGGACGCATAGCGTATGACGATAAAATCCATTCACCGGAGTTGTGCATAAGTATTGTTTCTAACTCATTATCTCCTTTAGGCATCTGCATAATAGAAAGCCCGCATTCTGACAATGGTTTTTGTATCACATCCAGTATATCTGCCAGTGAGGCATATTTACTTTTAAAGTAGGGATTTTTGCTGTCTTTTTTCACCTTTCCAACCTCTTGTTGGAATTTACAGAGAGCATTGGCAATCTCTTTTATCGATTCTGATCTTTCCAT